GGTATCTTAGTTTCAGCGACAGCGGGTAGACCGCCATCCTGTGTCCTCATTTTGGAACGTACGACATACACGTACGGCAGAGGGGCACCTACCTTCTCAGCAATTTGTTTTGGGGTCAGCTTGCCGTGTTCAATCAGTCGGCGAATCTGAAACGCCTTGGAAGTTTTGGGCTTGGGTTTACTAGGCTTATCGGCTTTAGTGGTTGCAGTCTTTTCAGTCATTTCATTCTCCAGTTGAAGTTATCATGCGTGATAACTCGGTTTCAAAAGCGTCCACGTTCTCATCATTGACAACGAGGGCGATCCCGCCCGATCTCTCGACCTGACGTAGATTCTTTTCTTGAAGGGGTGTGGTCGTGTTCTTACCTGCCTTGCACTCGATCCCAATGAATCGTCCGTGCAGACATACAAGAAAGTCAGGTGCACCACTGTTGCCATAACCCCCTGTTACGGGCATGACGTAGTAAGCACCCAACTTATCTAACACCTTGCGCACCTTCGCCTTAACTCGGCGCTCGGGTGTCATTGCCATCATCTTCTCCTTCATCAGGGTACAGCCAAAAGGTACCCTTCGATATACGTCTACCCAATCCCTTAATCTCATCGTTGACTTGTGCAGGGTCAAAGATCATCAGCGTTGCAATCTTGCGTTGCATCCATTCGGGTAGTCCGTCTACTGAATCATAAGTATCTTCTACATCTTTTGCAAGCCCCCACGAACTAACATTTACCCTACCATCCGTTTGCATTTGCACACGGTACGTGCGGGTCGCCATCGCCACATACATCTTCTTGGCGAACGTAGGGTCTACGTCAACCCGTTTATACAACTTCGATAGGTCTGACATAGCAACGAATATCTTCTTTTCCTGTGGTGTAAGGCGCGAACGAATCCGCTCCAGTTGTGATTCAAGCCGAACCTCCTCGCGGGACTCGGGTACTGTTTGAGGCATGGTGCGCAGTAACTGCCCCACCATACCAATCTGCGCTATCGCGTTCTTTTCTTCTGTCATGTTATCTCCTTGATAAATTGCAATATCTCGTCACGTGTAAACACGGTGCCCCACTGCGTACCATCAGCATGCGCACGTTGTCGAGGCCACCATACCGTGTAAGGGTGTTCAGGGTAGGGGCTATGCCCTTCATGTAGAAGTTGATAGCCCCCATCCACCGGATGAATCTTCCAGTCCATCTCATCTCTCCAACCAAAATGATTTCTCCGTGGTGCGTACGCCCACGCCCTGCATGTACTGACCGATGTCAGCCATCGACAAGACCGCGACCTTACCTTGGATGTCCTCGGGTACATCTGACACAGGCATACTTGTTACTGGACAATGATCCACGTGGCTGTACTTCTGTGAGTCCGTGGCTTCCACGATGTCCACCCACTGCTCGTCACCTACCATACGTACATATACGTAGTAGCCGTGCACAGGTTTGTTACGTACCTCATTCCATTCCTCCTCGGCTTTGATGAACCCCATCGCCGCACGTTGGAACTCCTCGGTCACGAACATGGTGTTCTGTGCAATCAGGTTACGCATCTCACGCATCAAGATGTTACGGTCTGATAGCGGACTGATCAGGCCCGTCACCCCACTGTGCACAGCATTGCGAACATCTGTGATATGTTCCTTGAACTTGTACAAAGATATGTTCGCCATCTCCTTGGGTGAGTAGGGCACCAGCTTACTCAGCGCAAGGCGCACAGCTTTCTTATGGTCAGTCACGAACGACATGAAGTACTGATCGCGGTGATCGGCAAACTTCTCGTTGTTAATCTTGCGACTCTGAATTACGTAGATGGACTTGTCCGCATCCTTGATGCCGTAGTTTTTACCGAACCCGATAACACCCACAACATAGTCAGACCCATCTATGTACACAGTAACATCTGTATAGAACTTCTTGACTGCGCCGTCCTCGTCCTTCACCACCTGCACCACCTTGTTGTCACCACGTGTTGCATGGAAGCGGAACCCATGATACGAGCGGCGCAACTCCACACCTAAGTCATACACCTCACGGCGTACAGGTATGCCGTCTAGTTTGAAAGGCCAGTCGGCAGACTGCGGGTCGTTGTGCAGGTCACGATCTGTTGGGGCTTTCAAGGAACTTACCAATACATGTTTCATACTCATTTCATTTCTCCAATTAAGTTTGTAGTTATCACTCGTGATAACTGATTTACATATCTGACGATTCGATGTGAACAGCCTTGCCGTTGTCGGGCTTGGCGTTCTTGTTGTCGAGCACACACCACAACACGGGCACGTGCCATACACCCCATGACCCACCTAAGTAGCCATCGGTCAGGATGATCGCGGCTTGCGGCTTGATCTGCTTCTCACGCAGATACTCAGGCACACACTCCACCATCGTGCCACCACCACCCGCAGGTTTCGTGGACTTCACGATGTCATCCAGTTGATCTTGTCCGTAGTACTCGGCGGCACATACCTCAGTGTCCCAATACAACAGACGCACAGCTTGTGGCTTGACTGCTTTGGCAATCGCAACCACCTCACCCAAGAACGTAGCCAACTCACGCCCACCAATCGAGCCGCTAGTATCTATGGCAATGACCAATTCACCTACGGTTTCGGATATGCCCGAGGGTAGATACAGACCTGATGATATGTACCTACGGTTAGGACGCCGCCACGTTGAGTAGTCATTACCTGCACAAGTTGTTGACACGAACTCACGCAGTACTTCACGCCAGTCGATCTTGGACTGCAACACGTCATCAAGCAGACGCGCACCACCCGATCCCATCTTCCCTGCGATCAGTGCACCTTGACGCACCGCTTCATCAACAGCGCGTTCGATATCCTTGCGCTCGTCAGGGGTCAACTCCTTGGCACCTTCCCAATCGTGCTGATCCATAGTCTCGCCATCGGACGGGTCACCATCACCCGCCTCGCCCGAGCCTTGACCCTGACCTTGACCTTGACCCGAGCCTTTACCCTTGCCGTTGTCGTCAGGCAGTAACGCGTATACCTGTGCACTGTCCATGCCACGGTACTGCTCATCAATCACACCCACCTTGGGCATGCTGATAAACCCCTTGTCAGTCTCACGGTCAAAGTCCACCAACTTCAGGTTGATCACGTAGTCACACGCGAGGTTAGCCTTGCGTCTGTTCTGCTCATACAAGTGCAGGTACGTGGTCAGATGTTTGTACAACACGTGATACGACTCGTGCAGGATGAGGAACCGTAACTCAGCATCAGTCAACCCCGCCACGAACTCACGTGCATACCATGCGTTCACGCCGTTGGTCATCGCCGTGTGACAGCCCATCTCACCTGCCTTCACGACCTTATGCTCACCCATCATCAGGATACCTGCGAGGGCGATGTAGTTTTGATTACCGATGATGTCAGCCATCGCCTTGGTCAGGCGTTGCTCCTCGGTTAGTGTCTTACCAATCATTAACATGTTATCTGTCCTTCAAGTTGTTCAAGAAACGCAATCACGTCATCAATACACTCGCCTACTGTGTAGTCGGTGCCCTCGTTGTCCTTGGGCATCTTCTTTACCTTGTCAGACAAGGCGTTGCGTATGTCGTACATGTCGCACAGTGCGCTCGACACGTCATTCAGGTTTACATCTACCATTTCATTTCTCCTTGTAACAAATCCACACTACAAACCCGATCACAATCGGCAGAACGATGTAATCTCCAATGCTCTTAATAATTTCCACAGTCATCACACACCTCACTTCTTGTCAGCGGCGAACACATAGTTGTTAGCCATACACCATGCGGTGAACTTCTTGTTAGTCACCACCTCGGTCTGCTTGTTGTACGTGGGTCGGCGTACCTGCATGGCGAACATAGTCTGTGCCTCTTTGTCGAGACGTGACAAGTACTCCATCCACGCATCCATCCACGACTTGTCGATAGTCTGCAACGTGCGGTGCACCACCATACAAACAGCGGACGCACTGCTCGGCACCTGCGCACCCATCGGGTCTTTCTTGATCGAGTCAAGGCTTGGCAGTTGATCAGCAACACGTACGTATGTGTTCAGGTTCGCCGCCGCCTCGGTACCAATCGTGCCGATGAGAGCCGCCATCAATGTCTTGTCGGTCAGCTTGCCGCGTACCTTCAACCAGTTGGACGCTTTCTCCAGTGAACGTGGTGTCACGAATGACGCACGGCTTGGGTCAGCAGGGTGATAGATAAACTTGTTTGCATCCGCATCTTTGTAGTCCTCAAAGCTGTGGAATACCTGTGGGTTGTCAGTCACCCACGCAAGCATGGTGTGATCCACCCCTGCGTTCAGGGCAAAGTCCTCGATCCACTCCACGTTGGTAGGCTTGCGAGTCTTGATGATCGTCAAGCGGTTACGTGCATGTGCAGGTAGCAGGTCGCCCACGCCTTCCGATCCAAGGTTGGTCGTTGCAAACACCAGTGAGTCAGGGTGCAGGGTGCTCGATCCGATCTTGCGCTCAAGCATCAGTCGGAGCAGTGCGTTCTTGACAGCGGGGTTGGCTTTGCCGTACTCGTCAATCATCAGGATGATCGGCTTGTTCAGGTGCACACCGAGTTCCTCGTTGGTCACATAGCGCACAAACGCGTCTTCCAGTGATGAGGTCAGGTTCACCACGTTCGGGATCGTGATGTCGCCCAAGTCCTTGGTCGTGCAATCAAAGTAGCACGGTGTGTGAGTCGGCAGGTCAAGAGCCAAGGTCTTGAGCATGGACGATTTGCCTGTGCCCATGTGACCCTGCATCAAGACAGTGGTGTCACCCGAAAAGCGGATGAGAGTCTGAGCCTCGGTCAGGTTCAGTGCGTAGAGTTCAGTTGCGTTCGACATGATTAGTTCCTTTGATGTTGAATATGAGAATGTGTAAAGTTGTTTTGGTGAGTTATCACGTGTGATAACCCGGGATCACCAGTTCATTGATTTCAGGATCGCATCGACCTTGGTCTTTGTGTCCTTGCGGAATGAGTCATCGTCACGCAGTGCGTCAGCAGACACACCGAGCATCGCGTCCTCAAGTCGTACACGCATGTTCTCCATGCGTTGATCGTTCGTCACGTTGAACTTGGTCAGCAGTCCAAGCATCTCGCGCACGTTGTCCACGAGGGTGTCGCGGAATATCTTCTTGTCCTTGGAGTCGCCGCCTTGGTAGTCGAGACGCTCAGACATCTTGGACAGTGAGTCATACGTGCGTTGCCACACGTCACCCATCGCGCTGTTGAGTTGGTCGGTGTAGAACTTGGCGTACTGTTCACGCAGTGAGTCCTGTGCTTGCGCACCGATGTCAAGACGGAAGTCACCTGCATCAGGGATCGGTGTCTGCGAATGACGGAACCGAAACTTAGCCGCGACAATCTCCACGCTCGGGTAGTCATCACTTGAGAACAAGTTGCCAAGCTGTGCTTGAGCCTGTGCCTGTGCCCACGTGTACGCTTGCAAGAAGTCGTTGACCAGTCGGTGAAACTCAGTCTCGGCTTCTGTGATCTCGCGGTAGTAGTCGGCAAACATGGCAGTCGGCAAGAGCCGCACCCCAAGGTCAGACCACGGCATCGTCAGGCGGTAGTGCACGTTTTGGCGTGTGTTGGCAATGTGCTTCTGTATTGCGTCCAGTTCAGCACAGGAGAGGAGTTTTTTATGGAAACTCCCTGCATCGTCACTCGCGCCGTTGGCAGACGTGGTTTCCTTGGTCGCCTTGCGGTCAAGTTTTCGTGCAGTCCAGTTGCCGATGGATAACTCGGCAAACATGGCAGAGCTTGCAATGCTCGGGGCGGTCACCGCAGGTGCGGCTTCCATGTGGGTGAATAGATCGTTCATCTCGTTTTCTCCAGATAGGTTTAAGTTACTTACTGACAAAGTTGTTATCACGTGTGATAACTCGTTTCAGGTGGAAGGACTGTTTAGAATCATTAACCACCCGAATACATAGTATAACACTAGATGACATTGAAGTCAAGGTTTAGAGACACCTTGTAATTTGTTGATAAACACACACTCGTTCACGTGTGTGATGCCCTTTGAATCCACGTAGGACTCACCGCACCCTGCCGCCCACTCAACGAGCATCAGGCAAAAGAACGCGATGAGCACGAGGCCCGCAAGGGCTTGGGCAAGCCATACAAAAAGTCGTTTCATGTCAGTCCCCTTTGTACAAGTTCCATCAGCCCACCACGGGCGATGTGTTTCAGTCGGTCAGTGTCCATCGGCACCATGCGCCCCACCAGTGGATGCAGTTGGCTTTGATGTTTGGACGTAGTGCGGCTCCACTTCTCGGTGTTGGCGTACCAGTGCGTCACGTTGTTGTCGTCAGTCTCAGCAACGAACATCGGGAAATGCTCCCCATAGCTGAACACTGCGTAGACCACACTGTGATCGGTGCACACCTCACGTGCAAACGTGTTGTTCCCTTGGAACTCCACGCGCCGCTGGACGTAGCCCCGTGCGTCTTTGTTCGATATTCTTTTCATACCTCAGTCCTCTTTGGGTTCAGTTGTTTCAGGGTATCGGTGTCGAAACACGCGATGTAGTTGGACTTGTTCATCGGCACGATGGTGTGCTTCACGGCACGTGCGGCTTTCTCGCCGCAGGTCATGCACGTGGTGTAACCGAGCCGAAGGCGCGGGGGTTCAACCCTCACGCCATAACAGCCCGTGCAGATGAGTCCAAAGGTGTGGTGCTCACTACGATTTCTCATTGAAATACTCCTCTTGGCTAAACTCTCAAAAACAAGTTATCACGTGTGATAACTCGGCGAACAGTAGATGGGTCGAACACTTGAACAGTGCGAACACCGAACTAATGAACTTAACGAACTACCTACTGAATACATAGTATAACTCAGGTAGCATCCTATGTCAAGTTTTAGCATCTAATATAATGTACTAAAAGTTCTTGAATGTTCTGTCGGCGGAAATGGCGTAAGTCATTGATTCTAAAGGTAAGTTCCGAATGTTCGTAATGTTCTGTGGTTTTGGGGCTTTGGCGAAACGGTTGGAGGTGGAGTTATCATGCGTGATAACGTGGCGAATCGGTCAGGAGCCTCCCTCACCTTGTTATTTTGCCGAAAACATCTCAGAATCACAGAACATTAGAACACAATCAAATCATTACTTTTACTATCATAAAGTATCTAAATCTATATATCAAAATGGTAGTAACGGTGCCTAATCGTGCCTAATCGTGCCAACGAATATAGTGTTCTAAATGTTCTTAACAGTTTAGAACATTAGGCCTTTTTTTAGAACATTACACACAGAAAAAACATGTTAGCTGTGCTACGTTAGAACATCGCTGTACGCGAACATTAGAACACTTAGAACAGACGCACACTAGAACAAACGAACAGTTGAACACTTGAACAACCTGAAGGGGCGCAACGCTGCTCTTGGAACTGGTTTCATGGAGTTATCATGCGTGATAACCTACGTTGGCACCAGCAGCAAACCCTGTGTAGCAGACACACAGCAAACACGTTTGCACGTACACAGGCTCATCAGGCTCACGGCTGGCTCATGAAGGGCGCAACGCTGCTCTGAGAACTGGCATCAATGAGTTATCACGCGTGATAACCCAAAAACAAATAGACACAAAAAAGCCCCGACCTTTCGGTCAGGGCAAAAAAGTACAGGCGAAAAAAAACCCCGCTTTCGCGGGGTTTTTAAGTGCTCCGATTAGAGCGCGGGCATCATACCCTTGACTGCCTTGATTCGCTTGACTGCCTCAGTCACGTCAAAGGCAGGGGTTGCAAGCCCTTGCAGTTTGGTCACTGCCTTGTCCAGTGCCTCATGGATGCGTTGCACTTCGGTTTTCGTGGCTTGCGCCTCGCCGTCTTCTTCTGCCTTTTCAGCCTTGCGAATGAAAGACTGGATCAGTGAGAGACGTGCACCGATTTTCTGCTGTGCAGTCTTCTTCTGAAACTTCTTGATGTCATCAAGGGCTTTTGTGTCCTGCGCCAGCAAAGCCTTTTCAGCTTCGCTGAAAGTGCTCAGGATCACGGCCTTGACTTGCTGACGCAAGTCTTCAGAACCGCCCTTCTTTTCAGTTTCAAGCATGGCTGAAGTGATCCGATCAGCCCTGAGACTGTCAGAGGCTTTCAGCCATATTGCCTCGTTTTTGTCCTGAGACTTCAGGGCAGAAGACAAGGCAGTTACAGTAGAAGACGACAAAACAACTTTGGTTGCATTAGACATGATTGTTCCTTTCAAGAACATATCGGCAAACAATCAATACGTTGTTTGAACCGATGCCTCTATTGTGGACATGTTATCAGGTAATGTCAAGGGATATTTAAAACTATTAAACAATTCCAAGTTATCATGCATGATAACTCAAAACCAAAAACGCGTTTTCAGGCCACGATGACCCACCATACCCCACCCACCCCAAATCAGTTTAGGTACCATAGCCGCGTATAGGTTGCTATTTTCCACACTCATAGCCCATTTTTTCTAAAACCATAACACTGTTCAATAGTTCTTGTTAGGTAATGTTCTACTGTTCTGTATGGGTACTCCAGATTGTTCTGTTACCCGCCGAGACGTACCTATATCAATCACACAACAAACATGTTTTTTCTATGCCAGCTACCCACCCCGTCCAACTGAGTAAACACCCCCCTTGTAAAAATAGTACCCCCCATCAAAAAATTTTTTATATAAAAAATTGAGCACGCTTGCCAAGGGCTTGCATTTTGTGGTAACGTGAAAACTTCTATGCGGCATCCCGCCACATAAGCGCACAATTTGATATGACATTGGTCTGCACTCCTGACATCGGGGTGGCTCTGCCACCGGAAGGTATGCCCTATCCGCTCCTGCGTGAAAGGGCCGAAGCTGCGTGCGCGACCATCGACCTGCTCCTCGGTGCAGGACTCAACCCCGACCTGCTGATTCCGAAGCCTGACGACAAGGATGTCGCCACTGCCGTGGTCGAGGCGTTCGCCAGAGACGAGAACCAAGCCAGTCAGTCGCTGACTACCAACAAGATTTCCACCATGACCCCCGCATCCTTACTCCTTGTCAGGGGGGTGCTGGACGAGTTTGGACATGCAGTGGTCGAAAAGGCCACTCATATTAGGCACTTGGTGACAAACAAGTTGATCTTGGAGTCAGACAACCCTGATCCAAAGGTGCGCATCCGTGCTCTTGAATTGCTTGGAAAAATCAGCGATGTGGGCCTCTTTTCAGAGCGCACCGAGGTGCTGATCACCCACCAGTCCACAGATGAACTCAAGCAAACCCTGCGGGACAAGCTCAACAAATTACGTGCCAAGATGGACGTGGTAGATGTCACACCAGTTGAGGCCAAAGTGATCAATTTGGACGAAGAACTGGGCATCCCAGCCCCTGTAAGCCCAGAAAATGCAGATTTTGAGCAAAAAACAGCCGAATACGGGGGTGTAAATTGACTCAAAACGTCGTCAAAGATGATCTTTCCGACGAAGAAATCGACTTCATGGTCGAGAATATTGAGCAGTTTGAGCTTGAAGAACGTGCAGAAATCTTGGCTGCGGCGCAAGCTCTAGCCGAAAGACGACACGCAGCAGCGTGTTATGACGACTTGATTGAGTTTTGCAAGCACATGCAGCCCGACTACAAGGTAGGTAAACACCACCGCATCTTGGCTGACCTGTTGATGCAGATTGCCGAGGGTCAGAAAGACCGCTTGTGCGTGAACATCCCGCCGCGTCACGGCAAATCGCAGTTGGTGTCAATCTACTTCCCAGCGTGGTTCATTGGTAGGCACCCAGACAAGAAGGTCATGATGGTGTCTCACACCACAGACCTTGCGGTGGACTTTGGACGCAAGGTGCGAAACATCATTGACACCGACTTGTACCGCATGATCTTCCCAACCGTGAACCTTGCGGCTGACTCCAAGTCAGCAGGACGCTGGAATACAAACGTGGGTGGTGAGTATTTTGCTTGCGGTATTGGTAGCTCAATCGCGGGTCGTGGTGCTGACCTGCTCCTCATTGATGATCCGCACTCCGAACAGGACGTGTTGAACGGAAACTTTGATGTCTTCGACAAGGCGTACGAGTGGTTTGCATACGGTGCCCGTACACGTCTGATGCCGGGTGGTCGTGTGGCTATCATCCAAACACGTTGGCACCTGAACGACTTGACAGGTCGTGTTGTCAAAGACATGGGACAGAACGAAGGCGCTGATCAGTACGAGGTGGTGGAGTTTCCAGCCATCCTAGACATTGACCAGTCTGATGGCTCCATCATTCAGAAACCGCTGTGGCCTGAGTTCTTTGACATGAAGGCACTCCTGCGAACAAAGGCGTCGATGCCGCTGTTCCAGTGGAACGCGCAGTACCAGCAGAACCCCACTGCCGAGGAAGCGGCTATCGTCAAGCGCGAGTGGTGGAACATCTGGAGAGAAGAAGACCCACCTGAGTGCGAGTACATCATCATGTCGCTGGACTCAGCGGCAGAAGCGCACAACCGCGCTGACTTTACGGCTCTGACTACGTGGGGCGTGTTCCTCAACGAGAAAGAAGACCGCTACAACATCATCCTGCTTAACTCAATCAAGCGCCGCATGGAGTTTCCTGAACTCAAGAAGCTGTGTTATGCCGAGTGGAAAGAGTGGGAGCCAGATGCGTTCATCGTGGAGAAGAAGTCCTCGGGCACGCAGTTGTATCAAGAGATTCGCCGCACAGGTATACCTGTGATGGAGTTCACCCCGCACCGAGGTACAGGCGACAAGACAGCGCGTCTAAACTCGGTAGCCGACATCATCCAGTCAGGGTTGGTGTGGGTGCCAGAAACACGTTGGGGGGAGGAGGTGGTCGAGGAGATCGCTGCGTTCCCATTCGCTGCAAACGATGACTTGGTTGACTCAACTGTGATGGCGCTCATGCGCTTCAGAGCAGGTGGGTTTATTCGGTTGCCCGACGATGAGCCAGAGGAAATTAGCTACTTCAAATCGAAGCGGTACGCTGGCGGTAGTAGGTACTATTAAAAGGAGAGATGAGATGTACATGATGGAAAAACTGGACGCATACAAGCAAGAGATTGAGCGCACGATCACGTGGCAAGAGTGGTACAAGCGGAACAACTGGATTGACAGCCGAAGCATTGACGGCAAGGATGTACCGGACTACCACAAAGAATTGATGCTGCGTTACGCCAACGAGATGCTCCGTATCCACGACGACCTCAAGAAATACTGCAATGCTTTACTTATTAAAGCACAAGAGCACAATTCGGCAGTCGATAGGACAATGTTTGAGTATCGAAAGCTCAACGAGGACTACATCAAACTCGACAAAAAATACAAAGCACTGCGAAAGAAAGTGGTGCCAGTCAAGAAACCAGCGGCTAAAAAGGTCGCTAAACCTAAAGGAACCTGAGTATGGCTACAAGTTCAATGGATAAGGGGTTGTACTCAGCCCCGATGGGTATAGAAGACGAAGTGATAGCTATGGGTGGCGACGGCCCCCTAGAGATCGAGATCGTTGACCCTGAACAAGTTACTCTGTCTGATGGCAGTGTAGAGATCACGTTGGAGGAGGGAACCGCCGAGGGCGAGTTTGATGCCAACCTTGCAGAGGAGATGGACAACAGCGCCCTTGCCTCTATTGCAGAAGACCTTGATGACATGATCACGTCTGACATCAACAGTCGCAAGGACTGGGCAGACACATTCGTCAAAGGCTTGGAAGTATTGGGGCTACGTTACGAGGAGCGCACAGAGCCGTGGAGCGGTTCGTGTGGGGTCTTCTCTACGCTGCTTGCTGAAGCCGCAATTCGTTTCCAGTCAGAGTCAATCATGGAGACTTTCCCCGCCGCTGGCCCTGTGAAGACAGAGATTGTGGGCGCGATTGACAAGCTCAAAGAAGAAGCCGCTGAACGTGTCCGTGTGGACATGAACTACCAGATGACTGAGAAGATGGTTGAGTATCGCTCCGAGCACGAGCGCATGCTGTTCAACTTAGGGTTGGCAGGTGCGGCGTTCAAGAAGGTCTACTACGATCCGGGTCTGGGTCGCCAAGTGTCTATGTTCGTGGCGGCAGAGGATGTGATCATCCCTTACGGCGCGTCCAACATTGAGACATCCGAGCGTGTCACTCACCTGATGCGCAAGACCAAGAATGAAGTGCGCAAGTTGCAGGTAGCTGGGTTCTACCGTGACGTTGAGTTGGGTGATCCTGTCAACATCAGCACCGACATCGAGGAGAAGAAAGCCAAGGAGCAAGGCTTCTCAATCACACAAGACGATGACCGCTATCAGTTCGCTGAAGTGCACATTGACTACGACCTGCCGGGGTATGAAGACCCAGATGGCATCGCACTGCCATACGTGATTACGTATGAGCGTGGCACAAAAGAAGTTTTGGCAATCCGCCGTAACTGGAAGGAAGAAGATGAACTCCACCTCAAGCGTCAACACTTCGCGCAGTACAACTACATTCCGGGCTTTGGTGTCTACGGTATGGGCCTCGTGCACATCATTGGTGGTTATGCACGCGCAGGTACTTCAATCATTCGCCAGCTTGTTGATGCTGGCACTTTGTCTAATCTTCCCGGTGGCCTGAAGACTCGCGGCGCACGTATCAAGGGTGACGACACACCTATTGCTCCGGGCGAGTTCCGTGACGTAGATGTACCGAGCGGTGCAATCAAGGACAACATCATGTCCCTGCCATACAAGGAGCCATCACAGGTTCTGGCGGGGCTGTTGGAGAAGATCACAAACGAGGCTCGTCGCCTTGGCTCTATTGCCGACATGCAGGTGAGCGACATGAGCGCAAACGCACCAGTGGGTACCACTCTTGCGTTGCTTGAGCGACAACTCAAAACGATGGGCGCTGTGCAAGCTCGTGTGCACTACTCCATGCGCCAAGAGTTCAAGCTGTTGAAAGAGATCATCCGCGACTACACCCCAGAGGAGTACAGCTACGAGCCTGACTACACGAAGGATCGTCAGATCAAGCAGTCCGACTACGACATGGTGGATGTGATCCCCGTATCTGATCCCAACTCCAGCACGATGGCCCAGCGCATCATGCAGTACCAAGCTGTGTTGCAGTTAGCAAGCCAAGCGCCGCAGATTTATGACCTACCTGTGTTGCACCGCCAGATGATCGAGGTGTTGGGTGTGAAGAACGCCGACAAGCTCGTACCTGTTGAAGATGACATGAAGCCCGTTGATCCAGTCACCGAGAACATGAGCGTGCTCAAAGGCAAGCCCGTCAAGGCGTTCATCTACCAAGATCATGATGCACACATTGCCACACATACATCGTTCATGAAAGACCCGATGATTGCGCAGCAGATGGGCCAGAACCCACAAGCGCAGATGCTGTTTGCCGCGCTGCAAGCGCACATCGCCGAGCACTTAGGCTTTGCCTACCGCCGCCAGATTGAGGAGCGCCTTGGCGTGTCTATGCCCGCGCCTGATGCCGAGATGCCGCCTGAGATGGAAGTGCAGTTGTCACGCATGGTGGCGCAAGCCAGCCAGCAGTTGTTGGCAGTGCACCAAGGTCAAGCCGCCCAGCAGCAAGCCCAGCAAGCCGCACAAGACCCACTGGTTCAACTCCAGCAAGCCGAGATGCAACTCAGGGGTCAAGACGTGCAACGCAAGGCCGCAAAAGACGCGCAAGACGCCGACATTGCACGCGAGAAACTGCGTCTGGAGCAAGAGAAGATTCAGATCAGCAAAGACAAGATTGGTGTGGACGCGCACTTGCGCACCGCGCAGATCGAAGCATCTATGCGCAATAAAGGAGAGTAAGTATGGACGAGAGAGTGATGAAACTGTTAGTGGACAAGGCAAACCAGCGGCGACAAGAACTGCTGGATCACCTTGGTTCGGGTGCTTGTAAAGACTATGCGGAATACCGCGAGGTTTGTGGAGTGTTGAGAGGTCTTCTCCACGGAAATCAAAACATTGAAGACCTCTTGGAACGTGTAAAGGAGAGAGATGATGAGTGAGTTTTTAGCAGGGCAAGCGATTGACCTATCCGGTATCTTGAGTAAAGCCAAAGAGGAGAAGGCACGACAACTGCCCAAACCTCAAGGCTACAAGATTCTGGTGACGTTGCCGCCTGTGGAAGAAGAAATTGGAGATACGGGGCTTATCAAGCCTGCGCAGTCCATCGTCTACGAACAACTGTTGACGAATGTCTTGTTTGTCGTAGATTTGGGTGACATGTGCTACTCAGATAAGGAACGCTTCCCAAGCGGCCCTTGGTGCAAAAAAGGTGATTTTGTAATGTGCCGTGCCAACACCGGCACACGCTTCAAAATTCACGGCACTGAGTTCCGGTTGATCAATGATGACTCGGTGGAAGCGGTGGTCGAAGACCCTCGTGGCATCGAGCGCGTGAATTAAGGAGAAGGTGATGGAAATTAAAGACCCGTGGGCCAACAGAAAGAATGGTATGACCTGTTCTACCTGTATTTGGTATGTTGAGAAGAAAAAAGAAAGAGTAGGCACCGCAGACTCTGATGTAAACCCTTTGAAGGTCATTGGACGATGCCGTCGCCATGCACCGTCTATGAACGGTTTTGTACCCGTCTACCCCGTGGACTGGTGTGGTGACCACCGCCTCGATGAAAACAAACTCTAAAAGGAGAAATCATGGCTGAATACGAAAAAGATTCTTTCAAGTTTCCTGACGAGAACATCGTTGGTAAGGACAAGGAGAAAGAGGAAGAAATTGAGATCGTGATCGAAGGCGAGGAAACCCCCGTCAAGGTCGAGATCAAGGATGACACTCGCCCCGAAGACAAAGGTCGTCGCCCGATGACCGAAGCTCCAGAGGAGGTCACCGAAGAAGAACTCATGAAGTACAAGGATGTCAAGCTACGTGATCGCTTGGCACATCTTAATAAGGGTTACCACGAGGAGCGTCGCGCCAAGGAGCGTGCTGAACGTGAACGTGAGGAAGCACTCACTATTGCCCAGCGTATCTTGCAAGAGAACGAGCAACTCAAAGGTAGCGCAGATAACAACCAGAAACTTCTTATTGAGCAAGCTAAGACGGTTGCCGCAAAGGAACTGGACGAAGCCAAGCGTAGATACAAGGCTGCATACGAGTCTGGTGACGGGGACGCAGTTACTGCCGCCCAAGAGGATTTAATGTCAGCCAAGCTCAAATCGGAACGAATTAACAATTTTCGTCCCAGAGCTTTACAACCGCAACAAAATGCGGTACAACAGGTACCTATGCCCCAAGCTCCTGCGAGTGGGGCACCCAACCGAGATGAAAAGGCGGAAACGTGGAAAGATCGCAACCGCTGGTTCAACAAGGATAGGGAAATGACCGGATTCGCACTCGCAGTGCATGAGCGTCTGGTCGAGGAGGAGGGTATTGATCCCCGATCCGACACGTATTACGAGCGTATCGACGCTCGGATGCGCGAGAAGTTTCCTGAGAATTTCAGGGATGGCAACGGTGGCAATGAAAAACCCACGCGTCGCTCGACAGTAGTTGCTCCTGCAACGCGCAGCACAGCGCCAAAGAAAATCGTGCTGACGCCAAGTGCGGTGAGCATTGCCAAGCGGCTCGGGATTCCACTTGAGCTTTACGCGAAGAAAGTCGCAGAAGGAATGAGGAACGAATGATGGCTGAGAACAAATTGACCCAACAAAATCGTGAAGATCGTGACCAAGGCTCCCGTGCAAGCACGGCGCGTCCTATGACTTGGACACCACCTACACTGCTCCCCGATCCCGCCCCTCAAGAAGGTTGGGAATTCCGTTGGATTCGTATTTCCACACAAGGCCAAAACGATCCCTCTAACCTTTCGTCGAAGCTCCGCGAAGGTTGGGAACCTGTACGTGCCGCCGATCACCCCGAGATTCAGCTTTTTGTTGACCCCGCAAGTCAATTCAAAGATAACGTCGTCGTGGGCGGTCTGATGCTCTGCAAGACCCCAACTGAAATGGTTGCACAGCGTGATGCTTGGTTCCGCAAACAAGCGGAGTCCCAGATGCAATCTGTTGACAACAACTTCTTGCGTGAAAGCGATCCTCGTATGCCGCTCTTTAATGAGCGTTCCACGAAGGTTACATTTGGCAAAGGTTTTTAATTCAGGAGTCCTTAAATGGCTTATCCCACAGTAGATAAGACGTACGGCTTTAAACCAGTCAACCGACTGGATGGCTTGCCTTACGCCGGAGCGATCCGTCAAATCCCTATTGCAGCAGGTTATGCTACTGCAATTCTCAACGGTGACACAGTGCAAACTGACTCCACTGGCTACCTCGTTGCCAAAACTGCTACCAACACTGGTGACAGCGTAGGCGTATTCGTTGGTTGTTCTTACATCAACTCCAGCGGTCAACCCGTGCAAGGTCAGTACTACCCCGCATCGCAATCGACTTCTACTGCATTGGCCTTTGGCTATGTTGTGGATGATCCGAACGCAGTGTTCAAGGTTGTAGCTACCAGTGGTCAGACTACCGTTCCTACGGCTTTCACCCGTGCAATCGTTGGCGCTAACGTGCCAATCTCGGTTACTGCTGGTAACACTACCACAGGTGATTCGTACTACGGTATTGACGGCACTGCTGCCGCCACGACCAATACGTTGCCAGTTCGCGTCGTTGACGTTGTGCCTGATACTGCGACTGGCCCAGCCAACGCAAGTGCCACGACTTACTACGAGTTCTTGGTGAAGTTCAACCTGCACCAATATACTGACACCACTGGTGTTTAAGGAGTAACATAAATGGCTATTTCACGCGCACAACTGCTCAAGGAATTGCTCCCCGGTCTGAACGCTTTGTTCGGTATGGAGTATGAGCGATATGGTGAAGAACACAAAGAAATCTACGAAACCGAGACTTCTGAGCGTTCTTTTGAAGAAGAAACCAAGCTGTCTGGCTTCAGCGCCGCACCTGTCAAGAATGAAGGCTCCGCCATTCAGTACGACAACGCGCAGGAAGCATGGACTGCACGCTACACACACGAAACCATCGGCATGGGCTTCTCGGTTACCGAAGAAGCTATGGAAGATAACTTGTATGACTCTTTGTCTTCACGTTATACCAAGTCCTTGGCTCGTGCTATGGCGTACACCAAGCAGGTCAAAGCCGCTTACGTGCTGAACAATGCGTTCAACACCGCAGTGACTTACGGTGACGGCGTTACCTTGTGTAACACTGCCCACCCACTGATCTCTGGTGGCACCAACAGCAACCGTCCTACGACTGGCGCTGACCTGAACGAAACTTCGTTGGAAAACGCAGTTATTCAGATCGCTGGTTGGACAGACGAACGTGGTTTGTTGATCGCTGCTCGTCCTAAGAAGTTGATTGTTCCTCCACAATTGATGTTCGTGGCTACCCGCTTGCTCGAAACCGAGTTGCGCGTTGGTACAACCGACAACGACATCAACGCCTTGAAGAACAATGGCTCGATTCCTGAAGGTTATCGTGTCAACCACTTCTTGACAGACACAAACGCATGGTTCTTGATGTCTGACGTGCCCAACGGTTTGAAGCACTTTGTCCGTACTCCGCTGTCTACCAGCATGGACGGCGACTTCGATACTGGCAACGTCCGCTACAAGGCCCGTGAGCGTTACAGCTTCGGCGTCTCTGACCCATTGGGTATCTTCGGATCGCCCGGTTCGTCCTAATCAGAAAGGGGGGAGTAATTTCCCCCCTTTTTGTTTGTTTTGGTGTATATTGACACCAACCGAGATTTTTCGGTGTATCAGACAGGCTCGGCTGACCTCATGCAGATTGATACACCCTAACGCATGTAAAGGAAATCCATCATGGGATTCGCAACTCACCTTGGCCCTTGGTTGTTGGGCACCACCAAAGACACCACGGGTACTACCGCTGCCACCACTCGTAACACTGGCTCGACCATCGTGTTGCAAAGCAAGGCAGTAACTTTTGCTGAAACTACCGCAACCAACTTGGCTGCATTGCCCGCTGGTTCGATGATCACGGCTGTTCAACTGTACGTTGATACCACTGCTTTCAACGGTACAACCCCCACTCTGACTATCAAGGTTGGCACTACCACCATTGGTACGATCACACCTACCAGCGGTACCGCTGGCCTGTACACCATGACCGCCACCACCACCGCTGCTGACCTGTTGAAGATGAGCAACGTGGGCACAACCGATGTGTTTGTAACCTACGCAGTGAGCGGTACTACCGTGACGACTGGTGCTGGTACTCTGGCAATTGCCTACACTGTCCGTGGCTCTGATGGCGTTGGCTACCCTGTTGGTCAGCAAAACTAATTGATCTCGGGAGCCTTGGCTCCCTTTTCTAAAGGAGATTGATTATGAATCAGACACCCGTAAAACAGGCACATATAAATGCCAGTGGATTTATGGTGCTTGGTAGAAACCGAGTCAAGGCCATCTCGTTTACTGGCTCTGCAACTGCTGGCTACGTTTCGTTATTTGACACCACTGTTGCCCCAGTGACCACAGCGACCTATGGTCGTTCAGGCACAACCATTACCGTTTCATCCACGGCACATGGTTTAGTTACTGGGCAAGTTATTGGTATTGACTTTGCGGCTGGAACAGGTGGCACTGCAACAAACGGCAATTACCCAGTAACTGTCACCAACGCAAACACTTTCACAATCACAGACATCAACTCTGGCAGTATTACTGCGGGGGCCGCAATGGTGTATGCAAGCCGCTGGTTGATGACGTACGACGTTGCAGCAAATGATTCGTACAACAATTCGCCGTTTATTCCTGATGATGGCGTAATTGTTGTCGATGGTATTTACGCCCAACTGAGCAACGTAGTAGCTGTGAACATTTACTATGGCTGAAGTCAAACAAGCAACTCTCAGTGGTCGCAAGCTGTTCATTGGCATCCCTGCCTATGACGGCAAGCTCAACATTAAGACCGCATACGGTCTGGCACAACTGATGCCAGCCGCAATGCGTCTTGGTGTGTCTGTGACTCTTTCTGATATTTCAAATTGTTCTCTCATCACGCTGGCGCGTAATGCGCTCGTGCACGAGTTCCTGAAAACAGATTGCACAGAGTTGTTGTTTATTGACGCCGATGTGATCGTCACACCTGATGACATCTTGCGCCTGATGGCGCAGGGTGGCACACAAGACATTTCCGCTGGTGCGTATCCGCGCCGTGCGCGAGACAAAAAATATTTCACTGACCTGTACTTTGACGAGAACGAAGACTTTGAGTTTGTCGGTTCTCTCATGCGCGTGAAGCGCGTGGGTACAGGGTTCATGCTGATCCAACGTCACGTCATCGAGAAGATGATTGAGGCGCATCCTGAGTGGGCATACAAGAACGCCGATGGCGGTGTGCTCCATGCGCTGTTTGACTTCAGCATCGTGAACGAGCAGTACGTTGGTGAGGACTATTTGTTCTGCGACCGTGCTACTCAGCTTGGCTTTAAGGTCTACATTGATGTGGACATCAGCTTGCCGCACGTGGGCACTGAATCATTTACCCGCAACTTCCGCGAGGAAGTTGTAATGCCAATGTTGGAGAACATCCGACAGTCGCGTTTGAAAGTTGCAAATGGCTAAGAAAAAAGGCCCATCCCTTGCTGTTGGTCGTGGCGAAAAGCTACCTGTCTCCAAGGGGGCAGGTTTGACTGCCAAAGGCCGTGCCAAGTACAACGCTGCAACAGGCAGTAATTTAAAAGCTCCCCAGCCCCAAGGCGGCAAGCGCAAGGACTCGTTTTGCGCACGCATGTCGGGTATGCCGGGGCCAATGAAAGACGAGAAGGGTAAGCCCACCCGTAAGGCGGCTGCTCTTGCAAGGTGGAAGTGCTGATATGGAAATGATGTTATGGAACGCAGCCCTGAGTGCAATTGTTGCAGTCATGGGGTTTTTGCTTAAAGGTAAATTTGATGAGTTGGACAGGCTCAGTATTTTGCTGAACCGCACTCGTGAAGAAGTTGCTCGTGACCACATTACCCGTTCTGAATTTCGCGCAGACATGCAGCAGTTGCTTGACAGGTTTGATCGTATTGAACGTAAGATTGACAATCTGAAAGGTAACTATGCCCAGCACGAGTAAGAAGCAACACAATTTCATGGCTGCGATTGCCCACTCGCCATCGTTCGCCAAGAAAGTAGGCGTCCCACAGTCCGTGGGAAAAGACTTTAACGAGGCCGATAAAGGCCGTAAATTTTCAAAAGGTGGTGATATGGCTACAAAGATGAACCCCGGTTTCATGGCAATGATGGCTAAGAAAAAAGCTGGCTCCGGCAAGATGGCTGCTTTCGAGAAGTCTGGTAAAGACGTTGAGAAAAAGGGCATGAAAGAAGGCTCTAAAGCTGACATGGCAATGGACAAGAAACAAATGATGGGCATGAAAAAAGGCGGCATGGCTAAGAAGATGGCTTCTGGCGGCTCTGCTTCTTCTCGCGCTGATGGTATTGCTCAACGTGGCAAGACCAAAGGCAAGATGCTCAACAAAGGCGGCATGGCCTGTTAATAGGAGAACGATATGCCTAAACCAATGATGCCCCCTCCCCCACAGATGCCGTCTTCCAGCGCCGCTGGTATGCGTGGTTACAAACCTCGTCGTCCCGGCATGACCTTGGATGATGTGGTGACTCCTGAAACTCGCATGAAACGCGCCGCAATGATGCAGGATGCTCGTGATCAGGCTATGCAGCCCAAGCTGGATGCAGCCTACGAAGGCGCACGCACTACCCCTTACAAAAAGGGTGGCTCTGTAAGTTCCGCTTCCAAACGCGCTGATGGTTGTGCCGAGCGTGGCAAGACCAAAGGCACGATGGTTATGTGCGGCGGTGGAATGGCGTACAAAAAATGAGAGCCAGTCGCGGCATGGGTGCCGTCAATCCTGACAAGATGCCCAAGGGCAGGAAAATCCTACGTAAGGACGCTCTTGAGCCTGTGGAAATCTTTAAGGAAGGCGGCTCTGTCAATGCTGCTGGCAACTACACCAAGCCCAGTCTGCGTAAGCGGATTGTGTCTCAGGTAAAAGCCGCAGCAACACAGGGTACTGGCGCAGGTCAGTGGTCTGCACGCAAAGCTCAGTTGGTTGCCAAGAAGTACAAGGCCGCTGGTGGCGGGTACAAGGACTGACATGAAGTCACCGCAACAATCCCTGAAAGACTGGGGCGACCAGAAGTGGCGCACTAAGTCTGGCAAACCGTCTTCAAAGACGGGGGAGCGGTATTTGCCTGAAAAGGCTATCAAGGCTTTGTCTCCTGCTGAGTATGCCGCTACAACCCGCGCCAAACGTGCGGGTAAGGCGCAAGGTAAACAGTTTGTGGCACAGCCCAAAAGCGTAGCCAAGAAAACAGCGGGGTATCGCTAAATGACGACCACAGGCGTAGCTGATTTTGACATGAACTTCACGGAAGTCGCTGAAGAAGCGTACGAACGTGCTGGGCGTGAGATGCGCACGGGCTATGACCTGCGGACAGCGCGTCGATCCATGAACCTGCTCACGATTGAGTGGGCGAACCGTGGCCTCAATATGTGGACGATTGAGCCGGGGACATTGAACCTCGTGCAAGGTCAGTTTTCATACCCCATTCCAGTGGATACGATTGATCTGTTGGAACACCAGATTCGCACACAAGCAAACAGCGTATCGAATCAGGCCGATCTCACTATCACACGTATCAGTGTGTCTACCTACGCGACAATCCCAAACAAGTTAACTCAAGCCAGACCAATTCAGGTCATGGTGCAACGTCTGTCTGGGCAAGAGTCTCTCACCACCACGTTGGCAACAACGATTACTGCAACAGACACAACTATTGTGTTGACCGACGCCACGGGTCTTCCTGCATTTGGGTTCATCAAGATTGACAGCGAGTACATCAACTACTCCTACATCACTGGTAATACGCTGTACAACTGTTTCCGCGCACAAAACAATTCGACTGCTGCGGCGCATACTGCCGCCGCCAATGTGTATTGGGCTGAACTTCCTGCTGTGACTGTATGGCCTGTGCCCGATCAAGGCACGGTGTCAACCCCCTACTATCAGATGTCGTACTTCCGCATGCGCCGAGTACAGAACGCTGGCTCGGGTGTGCAAACACCAGACATGAACTTCCGCTTCTTACCTTGCCTTGTGGCAGGTCTGGCGTACTACATTGCAATGAAGATTCCTGAAGGTGGCCCTCGCCTTGAGATGCTCCAAGCCGTTTACGAGCAACAGTTTGCTCTTGCCGCTGGAGAAGACCGCGAGAAAGCGCCTGATCGGTTTGTGCCACGTCAATATTTTATTGGTGGCTGATCATGGCAAATAGGTTTGCATCAGGTAAGAAAGCGATTGCCGAGTGTGATCGCTGTGGCTTTCGTTTTAAGCTCAAAGACCTGACCAAGCTGATTATTAAGACCAAGCAGGTCACGATCAAGGTGTGCCGCGAGTGCTGGGAACCTGATCAGCCGCAATTGCAGTTGGGTATGTACCCAGTGGATGATCCGCAAGCATTGCGGGAACCGCGTCCTGATTTAAGTTATACGCAGTCGGGGTATACCGGATTGCAATTGCTTCCCGATTCTGGCACCAACAAAGATGGTGATGGGGTACCGGGCGAAGGTAGCCGTGTATTCCAATGGGGCTGGAACCCTGTTGGTGGTTCGCGGTTAAATGATGATGGTCTGACACCAAACTACTTGGTATCAGTGTCACAAGTTGGTACAGTAACGATTGTCACGACATAAGGAGTCTATGATGGCTAAAGAAGGTATGAAAAGTGATTTGGCTCAAGATAAAGCCATGATCAAAAAAGCGTTCAAGCAGCATGATGCGCAAGAACACAAGGGCGGTAAAGGCACTTCTTTGAAGTTGAAAAAGGGTGGCCCTACGTCTATGGATCGCAAAAAATTTGGTCGCAATCTTTCTCGCGCCAAAAATCAGTCTGGAGGCTAATCATGGCTACATTCAGCAAAAAGATGGGTGGCAAAGAAGTTGGTGACGCCAGCGTTTATGCCGTACCACACACAATGACTGGCAAGGTTGTAAAAGCCTCATCTAATCCCGGCTCTGGCCCTAACCGTAGCAAACTTGACACCGTGGACATGGGCGTTGGCAACATCAGCAAGTCTGCTGGTGAAAAACCAACCAAGACCAGTGGCATCAAGATTCGCGGTACAGGCGCAGCTACCAAAGGTTTGATGGCCCGAGGCCCAATGGCGTGAGGTTGATATGACGTATACCGAACTCGTTACGTTTGTGGCAGACATCTGTGAGAACACGTTTCCCACGGTGGACATGGACATGTTCATCAAGCAAGCAGAACAGAAGATTTACAACACTGTTCAGATTGCAAATTTGCGCAAAAACGTGACGGGTTTGACGACTGCCAACAACAAATACCTGTCTACCCCCAACGATTTCTTGTCGGTGTACTCCATTGCAGCGGTGCACGCCGATGGTGAATATCATTTTCTTTTGAACAAAGACGTGAACTTCATTCGTGAGGCATACCCCAAGGCAACTGATACAGGGTTCCCCGAACACTACGCCATCTTTGGCCCCAACTCTGCGCTGCCCAATGAACTCACGTTTATTCTTGGCCCCACGCCTGATGCGCAGTACACAGTTGAGATGCACTATTACTATTATCCTGAGTCCATCGTTACCGCTGGTACGACTTGGTTGGGTGATAACTTCGATTCTGCCCTTCTTAATGGCACGTTGATTGAGGCGATTCGTTACATGAAGGGTGAAGCCGACATGGTTGCGCTGTATCAGAACATGTACGACCGTGCGATGATTCAGTTGAAACAGTTGGGCGATGGCAAACAACGTCAAGATATGTATCGTGACGGTCAAGTCCGTGTACAGGTGGTCTGATGTCCATTCAACAAACGCTCACCACCAGCTTCAAGCAGCAGATTCTGCAAGCACAGCAAGACTTGTCTACGGACACACTCAAGCTGGCGCTGTACACGGGTCTAGCTACGCTTGGCCCTAGCACCACGATCTACACCACTTCGTATGAAGTTGTTGGTACGGGTTACACCGCAGGTGGAAACGTCCTCACAGGCGTGACGATCAGCACGTCTACCAACGGTATCGTGTACGTGGACTTCAATAATTCCGTCTGGAATCCTGCGGCGTTCACGTGCCGAGGTGCTTTGATTTACAACGCAAGCAAGGGCAACAAGTCTGTTGCTGTGTTGGACTTTGGGGCAGATAAAACTTGCCAAACCTCGTTCACAGTGCAAATGCCTGAGAACACTTCCACATCTGCGCTCTTGCGCTTTAATTAAGGAGTCAACCATGTTGAACGACAAAGCATCCTCTCAAGACACTATTGGCGCAATGCTGACCCGCGCCGCAAGTGCCGATGGTCACGCCAAAGCTGGCGGTGTATTTACAATCGAGTGCCGTGACTCTGAGGGCAACCTCAAGTGGTCTGAAGCACTGCCCAACCTCGTGGTGAACGTGGGTCTGCAAGACATGAACGCGCAGTATTTCAAGGGCAGTGCTTACACCGCCGCTTGGTACATTGGTCTGTATGGCGCAGCCGCCAGTAATAATCCCGCTGCGTCAGACACCATGTCTTCACACGCTGGCTGGACTGAAATCGTCCCTTACAGCAACGCTACACGCCCCGCTGCCACGTTTGGTACAGCAACCACTGCTAACCCCTCAGTGCAGACCAACTCAGCCTCTCCTGCTGCGTTCACCATCAACGCCACTGCCACTGTTGGCGGCGCGTTCTTGACCAGCAACAGCACCAAGAGTGGTACAACAGGTATCCTGTTTTCTGCTTCTGACTTTGCCTCCCCCGGTGACCGTGTGGTCGCTTCTGGCGATACTTTGAACGTGACTTACACATTCAGCCTTACCGCTACTTAAAGGAAACAATCATGGCTACTACTTTCAAAAAAGGCGATGTTGTAAAGCTCGCCGTTGCAGTGCCTGAAGGCCCAGTTATTGCTTTGCGCATGACTGAAGATGGCATGGTTCAATATCTTGTCGAATGGCAAGACGCTGATGGTACAGCACAGCAACGCTGGTTTGACGAAGATCAGTTGACCGGAGCCTGATATGGCTGAAGGCGGCTGGGGTTCTGGCACTTGGGGTGAAGCTGGATGGGGTATGTCGGTTTATTACCGCGACACCTCGGACACAGCTACGACCTCAGATACAGAAGCAGTCGCTGGAAGCACATTGAGTGGCGCAGTTAATGAGACTGCTCAAGCCGTAGACGCCGTAGCGCCGTTCCACAACTACTTTGTAGGTGTTGAAGAAGCCGCCGCAATAGGAGATGCCTTATCGGTGGGGGCAAGCACACTGAACGTGTCCATGAGTGAGACGGCTACGATGTCTGATGCCAACTCAGCACAACAAGTGTTTGCTACGGCGGTATCTGAAACTGCTACGGGGTCTGAGTCAACTGCCGCACAGCAAGTTTTTGCTTCTGCGGTATCTGAAACAGCGATAGCCTCGGAAGTCCTTGCTTCTAGCTTTGCGTTTTTTGGAAGTGTCAGCGAGACTGCAACTGCTTCCGAAACGATGGCTACCCAGCATGTCATGCCTGTAAGTGTGAGCGAGAGCGCCACAGGCGCAGACGTGATGTCTGTTAAACACACGCTTAAAACTTCAGTTTCTGAGGGCGCTACGGCGTCTGAGGTAGCCGCAGTTTTTGGTGCTATCTTCTACGCATCCCTAACAGAAAATGCCACGATTGCAGACACGCTTACCGCCCGGTTCCTTTGGGAACCAATTGATGACAACCAAACCGCAAACTGGCAAAATATCAATGATGCGCAAACCCAAAGTTGGACTCCAGTCCAGACAGCCTAATAAGGAAAACACATGACGACAGCATATACCTCTCTCCTTGGTCTGGCCCTACCAGTCACGGGTGAACTGTCTGGTACTTGGGGTGACACGGTAAACAACGCCATCACCTCATTGCTGGACACCGCCGTTGCAGGTACAACCAGCATTACGACCGATGCGGACATCACGTTGACGACCACCACAGGTGCGTCCAACCAAGCCCGACAAGCAATCATTTTGTGGAACCCAGCCTCGGGTACCACGACCCGTAACATCACGGCTCCCGCGCAGTCCAAGATTTACACGGTGATTAACGCCTCTGGCGGCCCCCAATCCATTGTGCTTCGTGGGGTAGGCCCAACCACGGGCGTAACGATTGTTAAGGGCGAATCAGCCGTTTGCGCATGGAATGGGACTGACTTTATTAAGGTCAGCAATACCAGCGGTGCTGGTACGTTTACCAACTTGACCGTAACAGGTAATACCATCCTTGGCGACGCCTCTGCTGACACCGTGACGGTGAACGGCACAATTACCAGCAACCTGATCTTTACCGACAATACGTACGACATTGGAGCCTCTGGAGCCACTCGCCCACGCAATTTGTTTTTGGCGGGTGGGGCCACCCTTGCTGGAACATTGACCCTAAACAGTAGCACTACCAATGACACCGTACTGATTAACCGAACCACTACAAGTACAAACGGCATATTAAAGTTTCAAACGGCATCTGCGGATAAATGGATTTTTGGTCAGCGAAATGTCGCAAATGATAATTTGTATATTTATAGTTATGCTGCCAGTGCAGACATTGCAACTTTCTCCTCCACTGGCCTTGCAGTCACTGGAACGCTGAGTGCTACGGGAGATTTAAGTTTTTCCACCGTTGGCTCAAAAGTAAATTTTGCGACTACCAGTTCAGCAACTGTAAATTATGTTGGCGGTTCTGCCGATGGATTTAGTCTTGAGATGGTCACGCAACGGGGCGCATTGCAACCACTAACATACAAACAAGATTATGGTGTTGGCCATGTTTGGAGTATTGCTGGTAGCACCTCAATGACAATTGCAGGAGCCACAGGCGGTGTAGGCGCAGTAGGTATAGGCTACACATCACTGACAAGCGTTGGCAACAATGGGCTTGCTGTGCTTGGCAGTGTAGGTATTGGCACTTCAGGCCCTGAAAGCAGACTAGCCGTCAAAGGCTCATCTGGTGCGGCAGATTTGTTTAGCATTAGCGATATTGCAGTTCCCACATCAGGTGCTGAATTTGGCGTTGCAATGATTAAGACTGCTTCAACAGATTACATGTTGAACTTAACTTCTTACGGCGCAACAGGAAAAGGCGCTAGGATTTATCACACTGGCGGCGTTGCTTCTGATTACGCATTTTTGGTTACCGCTGGCGCAGACAGATTTATTGTTGATGGTCGTGGCAACTTGGGAGTTGCAGTTGTTCCCAAAGCTACATGGGACAGCGGGTCAAAAGCACTGCAAATTGGCAGTTCAGGTGCGTTATGGGAAAGAACTTCGGACAATTTATTTGTGTTAACCGCAAACTCTTGGTTTGATGGAGCGACAGATAGATACATTGAGGGTGGTTTTGCATCAAGGATGTATCAAGTAAATGGCGTATTTACTTGGGAAACCGCCCCCAGTGGCTCGACTGATGGCCCTATATCTTGGGACTATGGAATGTCTCTTAACCGAGATGGTCAACTGGCATTCACAACTGCTTTTGGCGTAGGACAAATATCAAACACTCGTAGTACAGCTGTTGCAAACGGTGCAACCGTAGATTTTTCTTCATTCTCTGGAATGCTTATTGTCAACAACTATTCCATTGGCAGTGTTGGTATGTGGATATCTGGGGGCGGCGCAGTTACTTTGGTGTCTTCCATAGGCAGTACTTATGGAACTTTTGCTTATCAACCGTCAGTTGATGGTTATCGCTGGACAAACAACACTGGTAGCACTTTCACATTTTCTTTTACAGCAATCAGATATCGTCCCAACGCATAAGGAATAAACATGGAATACACAAAAGTAAAAATTGATGGTCAGCAAAACCATTTTCAAATCACCACGGAAAAAGATGGCAAAGAAATTACATTTGCTGTTGCTGTCGCAACTGAAAATCAATTGGACGAAGTTGTCCAATACCATTTAGATTCGATTGACAAGCCGCCGACTGTGTATGCGCCAACCTATGGCGACTTACGCAAAGCAGAGTACCCGCCGTTTGCAGACCAGTTTGATTTGCTGTACCACGGCGGTTATGACGCTTGGAAGGCCGCTATTAATGCCGTAAAAGCCAAATATCCCAAGCCTTAAAGGAAAAAGTATGTCAGCAACTATCACTTGGGTCATCGAATGGATGCGAACCACTCCTACGACCGCAACTCCTCCTGAGACTGTTATCACCGCAGGCTGGCGCTGTAATGGCGCTGAGACAGCCAATACCATAGACTACACAGCAACATCCTTCGGCACAGCTACGTTCCCTGCCCCTGAAGGCACGTTCGTCCCTTACGCCGACTTAACTCAAGCGCAAGTCTTGGGCTGGTGCTGGGCAAACGGTGTTGACAAAACTGGAGTAGAAGCAAGTGTGCAGCAGACAATTGACAATCAAATCAACCCGCCAGTCATCCAACCACCTTTGCCTTGGGCCACTCCTGCGGCATAATGTTTTTGGGGTTACGCCACTGCCCCATTTCAGTGGCATCGGAGAATGAAAAATGAACGATCAAAAAATTGCACTGTCCCTGAACTTGGTAAACGCCGTGATTCAATTCCTTGGCACCAAGCCTTATCAGGAAACCTTTCAGTTGATCCAAGCGATCCAAGAGCAAGCCATCCCCCAGATGCCTATGCCCGAGGCCGCACAACCTGCCGCTACTGCGGAGTAATTAAGGAGCCGACATGTCGGATGAGTCCAAAGCTAAACACGAGTTCATTGAGAAGATTGCGTTTGCAATTCTCCCAATCATGTTTGCGTGCGTAACTTACCTCATGTCGGCGCTTAACTCCCTGAGTCACGAGGTCACCATTCTGAACAACAAGATCAGTCTTGTGGTGACCTCCGACAACAAACAGGCTACCAACACGGGCGCTGAACTTGCGCGTGAGAAGTTGCGTCAAGACTTGGAAAAAGAAATCCAAAAGAACCGTGATGACATCATGCACAACCGCCAAGACATCGCGGTTATAAACGAGAAAATTGGGAGTAAAAAATGATTCCCGCACTCCTTGCACCGCTACTTTCGCAGGGTCTTTCCCTCATCTCAAATGCTGTCTTGGCAAAAGGCAAAGATTGGGTTGAGGAAAAGACAGGCATCAAGATTGACCAGCCGCTATCGGCTGAAGACACCGTGAAACTCAAACAGTATGAGTTGGATCACGAAGAAGAACTTCTGCGCTTGCGCATAGAGGAGAAGAAGCTAGGTATCGACGAACTCCAAGCCTTTGCCGCTGCCGCGCAGAATGAAGACAACAACGTCTCAGACCGCTGGAAATCAGACATGTCGTCTGACTCTTGGCTATCTAAAAACATTCGCCCCATGAGTTTGATTGCAATCTTTGTGGGGTATTTCTTGTTCTCCATGATGTCAGCCTTTGGCTACAATGCCAACGAGTCCTACGTATCGTTGCTAGGTCAATGGGGCATGCTGATCATGGGCGCATACTTTGGTGGTCGCACCATTGAGAAACTCGCTGAAATGAAAAGGGGGAACAAATGAGCCTTGTTACCGAACAAGCTGCTTTTCTCCTTGATATGTGCAAGCTGATTCAGTTTGCAACCGAGCAAGGCTTTACCCTCACCGCAGGAGAGTTGTACCGTACTCCCGAACAGCAAGAAATCTACATGAAGACTGGGCGTAGCCAGACGATGAACTCGTTGCACTTGGTACGCTTGGCAGTGGACTTCAACATCTTTAAGAACGGCAAACTCGTTGGCGACAAAGCCACACTTGCCCCTCTGGGTGCCTATTGGGAAACGCTCAACCCCCTAAACTCGTGGGGCGGGAACGGCAAGAAGCTCGTGGACTGTCCACACTTCAGCCGAGGCCAAGGCAAACCGGAGTGGGTAAGGGTGACCTGATATGCCATTAAAAAAGATAACCCTGAAGTCTGGCGTTAACCGCGAAAACACCCGATACACCAACGAGAACGGCTGGTACGAATCGGACAAAGTGCGGTTTCGCCAAGGCACACCCGAAAAGATTGGCGGCTGGGTGCGAGTATCTACCAACACGTTTTTGGGCACCTGCCGCTCCTTATGGGCATGGGTGACTTTGGGTTCTGAAAAGCTCCTCGGTGTTGGCACCAACCTCAAGTTCTACGTTTCAAGTGGCGGCGCGTATTTTGATTCCACCCCCTATGCAAGCGTACACGCGCTAGGGTCTAACCCTTTTACAACTGCCACTTCAACCAACCAAACAATTGGTGGTGTAGCGTACACAACCGTTACGGTTACTGATGCAACGACTGGGTACAGCGTAGGTAATTACGTTGACTTCTACAACGCGCCAACTGTTCGTGGTGTTGTGCTTACTGGCAGTTTTTTAATCATGACTGCCACGGTAGGTAGTTATACAATCCTTGTTCCCGGTACAGCCGCATCTTCTGGTACGGGTGGCGGTACAGGTGTGTACGCTTTCTATGAGATTGATACTGGCCCTGAGTACGCTGTTCCACTAACAGGTTGGGGCGCTGGTAGTTGGGGTTCTGGTACTTGGGGTATTGGTACAACGGGCACTGACCCCGTGCGTCTATGGAGTCAATACAACTTTGGTGAAGACCTAATTTTTGGCCCTCGTGGGGGCGGTATTTATTATTGGGATGCTTCAACAGGCTATCGAGCAACTACTTTTACAGTTACGATTGCAAGCCCTGCGGTAGTGACATTTACGGTTACGTTACCCAATAACACCGCTGTTCAACTTTTGACCACAGGCGCATTGCCGACTGGTCTGGTTCCCGGCACAACATATTATGTAATCAACGCCTCCGGTACTACGTGTAACCTCTCGGCGACTGCTGGGGGCGCAGCTATCAACACGTCGGGTACGCAAACACCCACACACTACTTGTCAGTTCGCGGTATCAACGCAGCAAACCTTGCGTATGCCTCTGACGTTCCGACTCAACAGAACTACATCATCGTCTCGGACATCAACCGATTTGTGTTTGCGTTGGGTTGCACTGAGTACGGTTCCTCAACATTTAACCCCATGCTGGTTCGCTGGGCTGACCAAGAGTCTGTAACGGATTGGACGCCGAGCGCCACAAACCAAGCGGGGTTCTTGCAACTCTCGCATGGATCACAGATTGTGACTGCCATTCAGTCTCGCCAAGAACTTTTGGTGTGGACAGACTCATCGTTGTATTCGATGCAGTATGTGGGTGCGCCTGTGGTTTGGAAGGCTGACATCGTTGGTGACAACATCTCAATCGCTGGCGAGAACGCTGTGGCGTACGCCAACGGTATCTCTTACTGGATGGGTGTAGACAAATTTTACAAGTACGACGGTCGCACCCAGTCCATGCGTTGTGACTTACGCCAATACATTTTTTCGGACATCAACAATGCGCAGTTTGATCAAGTGTGTGCTGGCACAAATGAAGGCTTCAATGAAGTCTGGTGGTTCTACTGCTCGTTGAACTCCAATCAAGTTGACCGCTATGTGATCTACAACTATGCCGAAGACATTTGGTACTACGGCAACTTGGCACGCACTGCATGGTTAGATACAGGGGTGCTGGACAACCCAATTGGTGCAACTTATCTCAACAATATTGTGACCCATGAAGTTGGTTATGACGATAACTCATCAGGTACGACTGCGCCGATTGAAGCATCAATCACGTCTGCTGAATTTGACATTGACGATGGTGACAAGTTCATGTTTATCTATCGCGTGTTGCCTGACGTGACGTTCCGCAACTCGACCGCCACAAGCCCTGCAATCACCATGACGTTGTATCCGTTGCAGAACTCGGGTTCTGGCTATAACGATCCACTCTCTGTGGGTGGCTCTGCCTACGCTGGCATTACACGCACTGCTCAAGTTCCTGTTGAGGAATTTACTGGACAGGTGTTTGTACGTGTACGCGGTCGTCAGTTGGCCTACAAGGTATCGTCAGATGCGTTGGGTGTTGCATGGCAACTTGGCTCTCCTCGCCTTGACATTCGTGCCGATGGTCGCAGAGGTAACTCATGAGCGTTAATTTACTCAACCAAGTAGCGCCACCAGCACTTCCGTTGGCGCGAGAAGATTACGACCGTGCATATCAAGATCAGTTAAACAACGTCTTGCGGCTGTACTTCACAAAATTAAATGCCGCAGTCAATCAATTGCAAGCGCCACCTGTGTACCTCGTAGCAGACTTGCCAAGTGCGGCAGATGCAGGGATAGGGGCAAAATCATTTGTAACTAATGCAACTGGCCCCACGTTTGGAGCCACAGTCGTCGGAGGAGGTGCTGTCAAAGTGCCCGTCTATTCCGATGGTACAAATTGGAAAGTAGGTTGATATGGCAGAACAAGAACAAGTCATGGACAAACAAGAGCAAGAGCAAATCGTACAGATTGCGCTGAACTACTTTAAAGAAGAAACAGGTTCGGATAAAAAAGCGCAAGAGATGCTTGGCAAACTTGCCACCACTGTAAAAGATGAAGGGGCCAAACTTGTGCACCTTGGGAACGTGTTGTTCCTTATCATGGTTCGTGGTAAAGGTATTGTTGAGATTCACACAATCGGTAAAGAAGCACAACCACGTATGTTGGCTGATGATTTTAAAAAACTTGCGGATTATCTAAAGAAGATTGGAGTCAAGACTGCTTACACCTACACACCAGATAACAGGTATGGACGCCTTGCTCAACTGACGGGTCTTCCTGTAAAAACGCTCAAAATTGATGTCAAAGGCAAGCCGATGACTGCATACGTGATGGAGTTCTAATATGCCAGCAGCAGCCGTATTTATTGGGGCCATAATAGTTGAAACGGGAGTTGCCGCCGCTATTGGTACTGCCGTTGTTGGGGCGCTTACGACCGCCACTGTTTCAACTGCCGTTGCTACCGCAATTGGTTCAGGAGTTGTTTCCGCAGGGCTATCACTTGCACAAGGCGCATCAGTATCAGATGCACTTAAAGGGGCGGTAATTGGGGGCGTCACTTCTTTTGTAGGTGCTTCTGTTGCGTCCTCTGTTTCTTCATCAATTGCAAGCGCCGCTACCGATGCAGGATTTACTTCAATTGCAGGAAGCATTGGTAAAGTTGCTGGCGCTATGGCTGGTGGTGGTACTCAAGCCGCACTTGGGTCAGCACTTACTGGTAAAGGCGATCCAATCAAAGCATTGATTACTGGTGGTTTGACCGCAGGTTTAACTGCTGGCGCGATGGCAGGAGTTAATGAGGTTACCTCAAGAATCCCCGGCTTCAATGACCTTGCAAAAGACTATGGTGCGGCTGGTGCCGCTACGCAACGTGCTGTAAATGCGGGTCTAGCTGCGGGTGTTTTGGGTAAAGATACTGATAAGGCAGTCGTCAATTCTGTATTGAGCAGCATGCTGGGCGCGGGTAAAGATTACCTAAAAGATGGACTTAAAGACGTTAGCTCGACATTGCAAACGGCTTACAACAACGCTACCCAAACAGGTAAGGCGTTGGACGATAACGGCAAACGGCAAAATGAAATTGTCCAAGAGTACACGACAACTGCGGATGACATCAATAAAAAGCGTGAAGTAATTCAAGCCAACCTTGACAAATACAACGAATTAAAAGCGGGGTATGACAGAGGGGAAGTTGCGGTAGAGGAAGTCAACAAATACGCTAACCTTGTTAACGATGCAATTCCCGGTTATGAAGATGCGCGTGCTACCGCTGAAACAAAACTAGCTACCCTATCTACTGAATTAGATGGGTTAAAAACTCAGCTTCCCACACTTGAGCAGACGTTAGTACAGCAAAAATCTGTATTGGATACTTCGATTGCAGACTTCCAAAAGCAAGAAGAAGCTAACGCACAGCAAGTTGCCAAAGTGTTTAACGACACGGTGACTGCAAAAAATTCTGTTGAACAAGCCCTTGGCACTCCGTTGGATCAAGAGCAGCTTGATGCGTTCCTCAAGACAGGTGATGTTACTAAAGCAGCGGCTACCTACATTGACGACAACACGACCGATAAAGACGAAGCGGCGGCTGCATTGGCAAGATTGGGGTACACCGCTACGGACGAAGAGATTACGCAACTCACGGGGCGCGTAGCAGACTCAACGCTTGATACTCGTGCAAGGGATTACGTTGATCCTCGTCAGGTAACAACGGATGAAGCACGGACTGCATTTCAAGACACTTACGGGTATACCCCAACTGATGCAGAACTTGCGCAGTTTGCAGGTCAACGAGACGAGGTAAACACCTTTGCCGACATCGGCAAGTATGTTGACCCACGTCAAGTGACCATTGACGAAGCCAAGGCGCAATTCCAAAACACCTATGGGTACACCCCCACGGATGAGGAGCTTGCGCAATTTGCAGGTCAACGTGATCAAGCTGGTACCTATGCGGACATCGGCAAGTATGTTGACCCACGTCAAGTGACCATTGACGAAGCCAAAACACAGTTCTTAGATACCTACGGGTATACCCCAACTGATGCAGAACTTGCGCAGTTTGCGGGCCAGCGTGACGAGGCCAGTACATTCACCGACATCGGTGCGTATGTTGATCCACGGCAGGTAACGGCTGACGAGTTTGCGGGTTTTGCGGCAGATGAAAACTTCTTTTTTGATCCAGCGGATACAGATTTCCTTAGTCAGTACACAGGTCAAAAAGACGAAGCATCCACAGCAAATGCGTTTCGCACCTATGCCGATCCGTTGGCTACGACCATCCAAGAAGCCATTGATATTTACAAACAGCAGTACGCTGACATCATGGGAATTGACGCCGCAGATGTTTCGGATGCAACTGCGCGTGAATTTATGAACGCCTCGGGGAACACGAGGGAAGACGTATACAAGTTAAACGCGCAGAATAAGTTTTCTCAAGACATTGGGTTTGAGGGCTATCAAGACCGTACCTTGGCGCAAGAGTCGTTGGGTGAGGCACGCCCCGAAGCCGATTTCTGGAACCAATTCAAGGGTACTTCGGGTGTCGTGGGTGTAGAAGGCTCCGACATTACCCCAACTCAATTTGCACAAAGCAGTGGAGAAGCCACCGCGCTCAAACCGCAAGCCGATGCCAACGATTTAGCCCAAGAAGCTACTGACCAGCAAGCACAACTACCTGCGGATCAGTTTGGGTTTGATACCTTGGGGCAAACTGCCGCGATACCTACTAACCAAGTTGCCGCCGCTGACCCGTTTGCGTTTGACCCCAATGTTGATATGGTTGGCCCACCAACTCCGGCTGACTTAGGTGTCGATACTGCAAGCATTGCAGACACTACTTCGGACATCACGGGTGCTCAAACCAGCCCCGTCACCAACCCTACGATTGCCACGGCTGATCTTCCTCAATTGGAAGACACCCAGCTTTTTACTATGCCGACCAACTTGATGGCGGCTGATCTGGGTGTCGCCAACGCACCCGTGGATACCTCGGGGGTGTCTGAATTGTTGAATTATGGCAAGGATCAAGGAGTACAGACTGCCGCCTATCAACCATCCAACATCATGTCAGACCCTGAAAATGTGGGTGATATTGGGCTGCGTAGCCTTATAACGAGTCAACAGGGTGGCACGTCGGGCACTGCCGATGACACTGGAATTGCCTCGTTGACTGACAGAAACCTGACTGAGATGACCAAGCCTGACCTTGAAGCTACAACAAAAGGTACTGCAACTTACAGCGCATTGACAGATGCTGACCCAACCAAGACAATTGGTACTAGCATTTTGGATGATAGACCTGATGATATTCATGGGGGTGTACAGACAGGTGGGTTGTACTCTGGTGCAAAAAATGAGTTGGGTGCATCCGATACGCTTGCCTCAAAGTATTTTAACGAGCCTAATAAAGAGGCAAAGGCGGCTGAAGATGTTGGACTCACACGAGGTCTTGGTACAGGCAACAATACATACACGTATGCCGAGCCACGCCCGACTGATCAGATTCTTCGGGATACAGGCACCAGCGCGGATGCTGACAAGTTGGATCAGTTCTTGTCTCCGCTACGCACAGATAAAACCACGTTGCCAGTCAGTAATGAACCTGCACGCGCAACACAAACTAACTTGGGGAATAACATGGATGACTACGATGAAGTTGGGTTTGAAAACCTCATTAACCAAATAACTGCCGCTGATGCTTCTCGAAGTGATTCAGACCCAGAGTTAAACGGCACCGTAAATACTGGGGTGGACGAAAGTTTCCTCGGTCGATTGTCTCCTGCTGATCAGGAACGCTATCTTGCTATGCAAGACCCCAACTATAAAGTTCCAGACTACGGAATTCAAGACCTTGGTATCTCTCAAGAGAACATTGACTCATTCAACCAGAACTTTAACCCTGCGGGTGGTTTTACTAGCGGCTGGCAGACTGTTGGTTCTGACCGTATCTTTATCAATGATGATGGTACAGCTATTGGTATGAACGAGAACGGTGAAAGTTATTCGTTGTCACCTGAAGAAGTTAACTCTATGATCAAAAACGGTCTGCTTAACACCAAGCAGTCTGGTTACGTTGCTGCAACAGGTGGTACAGGTAATACCCCCGGCGGTACTGGAAAAACCACAACCACAACCAAAACCACAGGTGCAAACAGCACTACCGATAAACTTGCAAATGCACTTACCACTGCTTTGACAAACCCCAAGACACTTGCGGCAATTGCTGGTGGAGCACTCGGCGCAGCTTCTGCGCCAAAAGGTATGACCCCGATGGGGTTGCGTTCAATCGCCGCAGGTACAGGTGGACAGCGGGTTCAGACTGGCGCTCAAGGTACTCGTGGTAAGGGCACTGTAAACTACTTTGAAAAGAAAGCCACTGGTGGCTCAATCAAGGGTGGCCTTGGTTATCTCAAGTCTGCCCATGATGGTATGAAAGATAAAATTGATGCGACCATTGACAACAAACGCCCTGCCAAGTTAAGTGGTGGTGAGTTTGTAATTCCCGCCGATGTGGTTTCGCACCTCGGTAACGGCAACTCTGAAGCGGGTGCCAAACAACTGTACGCTTTGATGGAGCGTGTTCGCAAGGCACGTACTGGTACTGCTGACCAAGGTAAGCAGATCAATCCTAAAAAGTACTTACCCCGTTAAGGAGCTATCATGGCAGGTATTGCAACCGGAACAGTCGAATCGACGGTATCAGACTGGGCAGCGCCCGTCGTAGGTGGCTTAGTCAGTGCGGCGGTTGATACCGCTGGAGAGAACTATCAAGGATACGGTGGACAGAAAGTCGCAGATGCGTCTGATTTACAGACCAATGCCTTTACAGGTATTAACTCGCTGGCTATCCCAAGCTCGGTAACCAACGCTACAAATAATCTTCAAAGCGTTTACAACAAGGCAACTACGCAACCTGCGTATGCAGGAGCTACGTTTGGTAATCAGTTCAGCGCACCTGCGGCATACACACCAACCACGCAGGGCAACACGTATGGTGGTGTTGGGGCATACACCCCCGCCGCAGCTACCAATCAATTTGGTGGTGTAACAGATTACACAGCGGGTAACTTCTCGTCAGGGTTCAATGCACCCCAAGCCTACACGGGTGGCACGTTTAATGCAGGTACTGTATCTGCGGGTCTTGGCGCACCCGGTAGCGTTGAAAGCTACATGAACCCCTACTTGCAGAACGTGGTAAACGTACAGGCGCGGGAAGCCCAGCGTCAAGCGGATATTCAACGTGCCAACGATGCAAAGAAATTTCAAGGTGGTTTTGGTGGTGGACGCCAAGCCTTGTATGAAGCCGAAAATCGCCGTAATTTAGCAACTCAAATTGGTGACATTCAAGCCAAGGGTTCACAATCTGCATACGACACTGCGCTCAAACAACGTCTGGCTGAAGCCGAGCAGTACCGCCTTGGCTCCGAGTCCACAGCCAAACTGGGATTGGAAGCTCAAAAAGCTGGTGAGGAGTCTCGTCAGTTTGGTGCCAAACAAGGTTTGGCTTCGTCAGAACTCGCCGCCAAATACGGCCTCGACGCACAGCGTTTGGGTGAGGAGTCTCGCCAGTTTGCCGCCAAGCAAGGTCTGACTGAAGCTGAGTTGCAAGCCAAGTATGGTCAAGCCGCATACGACTCAGGTGAACAAGCACGGCAGTTTGCTGCCAAGCAAGGACTCTCGGATGCAGAACTCCGCGCCAAGTATGGTTTGGAAGCCGCACGTTTGGGTGAGGAGTCCCGTCAATTTGGTGCCAAGCAGGGGCTGACTTCTGCTGATCTTGCCGCTAAGTATGGTCTAGAGGGTTTGAAAGAATCTGAAGCCTCTCGTCAGTTTGGTGCTGGCCTTGGTCTTAAATATTTGTCCGAGGCTGGTACTGCCGCCTCCAACATGGGTCAGATTGGTGTCAACCAAGGTAACTTTGACCTCAACCGCTTAAAGACTATGGCTGATATGGGTGCTGTTAAACGTGGCATTGAGCAAGAAGGTTTGACTTCTGATTACAGAGACTTCTTAGAGCAACGCGACTACGACAAGACACAGCAGAAGTACCTCAAAGATATATTGACAGGTCTACCAATGACCACCCAGAACCAATACACTGAAGCACCAAGTGTTGCAAACAACATTTTGGGTGGCGCTGCAACGGCGGCGGGTATTTACAGCAAACTGTACGGGGGTAACAAACCATGATCGGGCCATCACTTGAACAGACGCGCAAAGACTTGCGCCTGATGCCCACTCAGGCATTGATGCAGTACAAGCAAAACCCCGGCAAGCAAGCTGTGGATGGTATGCCTATGGACATGTTGGCGGGTCTTGAATTAAGCCGCCGTGCCCAACTGCAACAAGAGCAAGTAGCAAAGATGGCACCTAACCCCCAGCAAATGCCCACCATAGTGGATCAGGCTGCGATGGGTTTGGCTGGCATAGCCCAGCAACAGCCTCAAATGCCCGGTGCCCCTGCACAATTTCAATCGTCTGCGCCTCCCCCACCCCCACAGGGTGCGCCTCAAGGTGCGCCAGCGGCTCCCCCACAGCAGATGGCACAAGCCCCCCAGCCTCCTGCACAACCGATGCAACCTACTCAACAGCAACCTCAAAAACTTGCTACGGGTGGTATTGCCTCACTCGGCGACATGCAAGACCAACGTGATCAACAGCAAGCCCCTACCCCATTCAATATGTCCGGTGGTGGTCAACCGTTGTTGATGGCGCGTGGTGGCATTGTTGCGTTCAAAGACAACCCCAATCAGCCTGTCAGTGCTGATATGCCTTCTGACGAAGAACCGACATCCACTATTGGAAACTTCTTTAGAGGTATTGGGGATTTTGTTAGACGCCAACAAGCGGAAAGCCAAGCGACGCAACAACGCAACCGAGAAGGTAATGAGTTACGCCGCGAGATAAATCAGGCAAAACCCGGATTGTTTGAGGCGCTTACACCCACCCAACGTACAGAACGTGAGAAGGAAGTAAAGCTACTCCAAAGCTATCGTGATATGGGTAAACCCGAAGTTCAGGCCGCGCCTCCGACCCCTGCACCTTCCGCTGGCCCTGTTAAGCCGAACGATCTTACTATTCAAACTAGGGGTAACCCTAATATGGACGCAATCCTTAAGCAGATGGGTGGCGGTGGTGGCGGCTTCGATATGTCCAAGATGCAGACAATGATCGACCGTTACATGAAGCCCACGGAGCAAGAGACTGCGTATCAGAACTTGGTAAAAGATGAGATGGCACGTATCCGTGACCGTCAATCGCCCGAAGTATCTGAAGCTGAACGCAAACGCATCATCAAAGAGCAGTTTGATCAAAACCAAGCTACGTCCAAGCCGTACTACGACAAGATGCAACAGATGATCGACGAAGAACGTGCCGCTACTAAAGCACGCTACGCCGACAAAGATGCCGACGCCTTAATCCGTGGAGGTCTTCATGCGCTGGCTTCTCGTAAACCCGGTATGACAGGTTTGTTTGAGGGTGCTACGCAAGGTCTAGACTATCACGATAAGGTCAGTGAGTTGGAGTCTGCCGCCAACAAAGCATCTCGCCAAGCAGAGATGGACTTAATCAAGTCTCGTATGTCCGACGAGAAGGGTGACCGTGAGGCATCACAACGCTACTTTGACTCCTATCAAAAGAACAAGCGCGATGCCGAGACGTATGAGATTCAGCGCTCCAGCCTGTTGATGGGTGCTCAGAAAGGTCTTGTTGATACCGAGGGTAAACGCGAACGTGCTGGTATGGGCTTGCAGATGGCACTGGAACGTGCAGGTATGCAGTCCGAACTTGGTGCAATGCGTAACCAGATGGGCCTCATGAAGTTGATGGCAGGTAGTCAACCCAAGCCGCTGACAGTTAATGAAGCGTTGGCTTTGGAAAAACGTGCTGGTGAGATATTTGGTAGCCCAATGTCTCCTGAGTTCCAGAAGTACGTGGGTGCAAGTTACACAGGTGGCCCTGCACAGCTTGCACTTGACTTAAAGAATAAACGTGTGACGATGGAACAGCTTCAGCCTATCATTGAAGGTGCCAAGCGACGTTACGTGCAAAATTTAGTAAGTGGAACTCGTAGTTCTTCCGGTGCAACGTCTTATGATCAGGCTGAATCTGACTTACTGGGACGCTAATGAAAGTCGTACAAATACCCAACTATGGCCCCGTGTCGTTTCCCGACACGATGGCTGATGATGAGATCAAGCAACGCGCCGCCGCACTTGCAAATGCCGCGATAAGCCGAAACACCTTCACTCCCGACTATCGAGATCAGGGTCTTGGTTCGCTGGTAGCAGGAGGCTTTAAACGCGCTGCGTCAGGGTTGGGTAGTACGATTACAGACACACTTCCCGCCTTGGCGGGGTCTGCGCTTGGGTTTGATGATTACGCCAAAGAACAACTGGCTGAAGCGGCTGCAAAGAAAAAGCAAGCTGAGATGGAAAACCCCACAGCGTACAAGTCTTACAAAGAAGTGCGTGGTGTGGGTGATGTTCCCGGCTACATTGCCGAGACGTTTGGTGAACTCGGCCCTGACATCTTAGGCATGCTCACGGGTGCAGGTGCTGGCGCATCTATTGGTAAACGTGTTGCCGCCCGTGGTGTTGAAGAACTTGCCGCAGCAAAAGCCGCAGAGACAATCGCCAAGCGTGGTTTGACTGGTGAAGCCGCTGACGCATACGCCGCACGTCTTGCAGGTCGTGCTACTGAACAAGCCGCCGCCAAGGGTGTCGAGCGCGGTACGCTGGCTGGTATGTACGGCTCCTCTGTTGGGTTAAACGCACCCGACACGTTTGAGAGTATTTATGAGAAGACAGGTAAATTAGAACCTAGCATCGCGCTGGCGTTTGGTGCCGCCCAAGGTGTGCTTGATACCTATCTTCCCTCAAAAATTCTTAGTCAATTAAGCCCTGCCGCCAAAGATAGACTGGCGTCTGAAATCCTAAACCGCTCCTCTATTGTCCCCCGATCAGCTAAGTTGGAAGTCGCCAAGGCACTTGGCACAACTACGCTGGGTGAAGCTGGTACTGAAGGCTTGCAAGAAGTGCTGGGCATCCTTGCCGAGCAAACTGCTGGCGCAAAGGGTAGCCTCCTCGACACTGAAAACATCGACCGTATTTTGAACGCGTCCATCAAGGGTGCTATTGGTGGCGGTACGTTCGGTGCCCCGGGCGCTATCGTAGAAGGACGCCGCACCGCTGCGTTATCACGTGAGGAAGCAGACCGTAGGGCCGAAGCTGCTGGTGAGCAGACCGCCGCACAAACAAATTTACCTGCGGATGTTGACTTTAATCGGCCCGCCTACGAGCGCCGCGCTGGTGGCCCACAGGCAGACATGTTTCCAAATGAACTGGCAAAGGCCAAGTTCAGCATGGACGATGTGGCTAGGTATACCCCTGATGGTAAGGGTGCCTCATACACTGAAACGCTCGATGCCGCCAAGACCAAGCTCAACCGTGGTGAAGAACTGACTCGTGCTGAAGCGGATATGTTGAACCAGTCCGGTGATATGGACTCGGTGAAGATGGCAAAGGCCAAGATCGCGCCTGAAGAAGATGTAGCACCTACCATTGACGAGCGTCAGATGTTACTTCCCGGCATGGGAAGTATGCAACGCCCTGACCGCCGCGCCGCCGCTGAAGAAGGGTTCATGTCCCAACAGCCCGACTTGCTCGGCGATATGATGCCCGAGCGCCAAGCCGCGCCCGAAGAAACTGATCCGATGACGATTCGCGTGAGCGAGGTCACCCAAGAGTTAATTGACAAGGGCATGGCCCCCAGACAAGCCGTAGTTGAGGCATACAAACAAGTTCGTGCTGAGATGCAGGACGACAATCTGGCGTCGTTGCAGAACGAAGCGTCAGCCGATTCCCGCCAAGGTGCCTTGCAGTTTGCCGCACCTGCACCCGAGGGTCGTGGCTTCCGTGAGGAGCCTGTTAACACTCAGATGCCTGATCGTTTGCAAGAAGTTGTCAGCCGCGATAAAGACTTCCGTCAGGCCGAGCAAGATGCCGCCGCGCAGAAACAAGCTGAAACTGTTGCCGCTGAGAATCAGCGCCAGCTACAAATTGCCGAGCCACCCGAGTCTGCACCTGCCCCTGCGCCAGTTGTACGTGAACCTGTACAAGAATCGTTCCCCGGTATGGGTGTTCGCTACGGTGACAAGGTGCGTGCCAATCAAGAGGCAGCAAAAGCCGAGGCCGCTGGACAAGCTCCGGCCCCAGAAGTCGTAACGCAAGAGATGATGACAGGTTTTGGTGTGTTGCCTTCCGCTCCGCTGCGCAAACGCCTCGTAGGAAAGGATTTATCTAACCCGACCCAACGCGCTCAAGTTCAACGTGAGTTGACTGCATACTCGACCAACGAGGCAGTCCCTCCCGAATCTCGCGCCCAAGTCGCACAAGCATTGCAGTCTCCCTTGTTCATGGGTCAGTCCGAGATGTTCGGCCCCAAGGGTGGCGCGACTGCCGCCGCCACCGGAAAGGAGACTCCACGTGCTCAACTCAAATCTATCGAACCTGTCCCTACCATTACTGGAGAGGGCGTTCCAGTTTCTAGCCGACCCGCAAAGACTGAAACCACCGCAAGAACTGCTCCATCTGGAGATGGGCGAGTGGATGTACCTGCAAGCAGTACTGGACAGACTGGAGTACGAAAGAGCGAGAAACCCACTCCACTGAAAACTACTAAGTTTGCACCTGTCGAATTGATAACTGAGGGTAAACCCGAAGGTAAGAAAGCCGAAGGTAAACCCGTAGCTAAAGTAGAAGCTAAACCCGAGGGTAAACCCGCAGTTACTCCTGAAGCCAAGGCTGAGAAGCCTGTGGAAAAAACTGTGGAGAAGAAGGCCGAGCCAAAGGCTGAACCCAAAAAGGAAGCCGCTCCCAAGGCCGAGAAGCCTGTGGAGAAGGCCGAGCCTGAAGCTAAGACCGTTGAGGAGAAGGCGGGGCAGACTGCCGCCAAAGAACTCAAGCGCGTTGCCAACGTGGGCTACGCCGCTGACAAGACTGATGTGAAAGAGGCAGACACTGCCAAGGTCAGCAAGGTCAAGAAAGAAGCCAAGCCTTCCAAGGAAGCCGAAGCCGCCAAAACATATTTTGGTAAGGTACCTCGCACCATCGACGCGCTGCGCAACATAGCGTTTAACCTCGTGGACAAGACTCCACGTTATCGCCGCGCTCCGGGCGAATCGGCGGCTGAAGCTGAGTTCTTCAAGGGCATGGACTTCAAAGCCGCCCAACTTGCAGAAAAGTGGGTGCGTGAGAATTTAGATGCTGATTCAATTAAGGCACTCGACAAGATGGTTGCCGAGTATCAGAAGCAGTTTGCATCTTCTGAAAAAGAACTTGCCAAGCACAACGCTGAACAAACGTACGTCCGCACCTACACCGACCCTGATGCCGCACTGGAGTTGAATGAAGCCGACTCGATGGCGATGCCACTGCACCCAGCGATTGCTGACTTGCTGTCCAAGGGTGACATCCAAGGCGCACTGCGAATGACCGCTGATTATTTTGGTGGCACGATTGGTAAGCTGGCGACGGCCCTAGTGCGTGCGGGTGTCACACCAAAAGTTGTTATCCGTGAGAACCTTACGAACGAAGCCGGGCAGCGCGTTCCGGGCATGTATGACCCCAAAACCGACACGATATTCCTTGACCCCGAGACAGGTATGAACACGCACGTGCTCTTGCACGAAGTTGGGCACGCCGCCACTGCCTACACAATCGCCAACCCTGCACACCCACTGACCAAGCAACTGCGCGAGTTGTTCAATGATGTCAAGGGTTCGCTCGACACTGCGTACGGCGCTGAGTCGCTGGATGAGTTTACTGCCGAGGCGTTTTCAAACGAATCGTTCCGCGCCAAGCTGAACGCCATCAACCCCAAGGGTGAGAAGATCACCGCGCTTCAACGCTTTACCAATTCGGTAAAGAATTTTTTCCGCAAGCTCATCGGACTTGAACCCAAGCGCATCGAAACAGCTTTGGACAAGGCTGATCAAGTCATCGAGGCCATGCTCTCGCCTTCGCCTGAACTGCGTGATGCACCCATCCTCTATGCCGCTACGATCAACCCCAAGAGTGAGGTTGTAGCGGATTGGCTCAACAGCGCCGTTGATGCGGTATCCAAACTCCCCGGCATGACGCAAGAGCGTGCGGATAGGTTGCATGGATTCTTGAAGGGTACAACCACGGGTACGATCAAGAACATCGTTCTGTCCACTCTTCCGTTGCATGCACTGGTAGACGTTGCCAAAACCTACCTGCCCTCCGCACCCACGGTCAACCGCCTCGTGGAAGAAAAGGGTGGTGATGAGTACCGCCGCAATCAGCAGATTGAGCCAGTTGTCGCTGAAGCTGAGAAGTGGGCGAAAGAACACAGCAAGTTACTCGATAAGTTCAACAGTCTAATCTACAAAAGTACGATTGATGAGGTTGACCCATCGGTTCCACGTGAAACCTATGAGAAGGCTGACACCAAGGGTGACAAAGATGCCGAGCGCCTCCAAAAGCTCACCCAAAAAGAGAAGCTGGAAGCATGGGATGCCATGCAGAAAGACTTTGAGGCTATTGGCCCCGCAGGTCGTCAGTTGTACCGCCGCATGCGCGATACCTACCAAGCTCTGTACGAGGAGATTCGGGAATCCATCGGTGCACGTATCGACGCCGCTGGTATGGGCAAGGAAGAATCTGAAAAGATCAAGCGGGAGATTTACGCCAAACTTGCCGAGCGTGGACAGATCACACCGTATTTCCCACTAACGCGTAATGGTGACTTCTGGGTATCCTACTCGGCCCCGGGTCGTGGTGGTAAACCTGACACATACGTGTCTGCATTTGAGACTGAACGTGAGCGTGAGCGGTTCATCAGCATGCTTAAAGAGAACGGTGCCACACAGGTGCAGAAGTTCGCCAAGCTGTCAGAGATGAACTACCGCAATACGCCATCATCGTCTTTCGTGAACAGCGTGCTTCAAGTCATTGATGGTGGCTCCCTCACTCCCGAGGCGCGTGAGAAATTTACTGAGGCACGTGAGCAAGTGCTCCGCCTGTTCTTGCAGACACTCCCTGAATCATCTTTTGCACAGGCGTTCCAGAAGCGTAAAGGCACGCTGGGTTACAGCAAGGACTCGATCCGTGCGTTCCGCGAGAAGACATTCAGTATGTCTCGTCAGATGTCAAACATGAAATACGCAGCCAAGTTGACTGCCGCACGCGATAAGTTGTTTGCAGAAGCCAAGGCCGCTGGCGAAGGCGAGGGTTCCCAAGACAACCAACTGCACAAACAATATTTTGATGAGTTGGACAAGCGCATTAAGTTTGCCATCAGCCCAACGACCAACTTAGCGACTCAGATGCTGTCGTCCCTTGGCTTTAACTACCTGCTCGGCTTCAACGTGTCATCGGCTGTCGTCAACTTGACGCAGGTGCCCCTGATTGTGTTGCCTTATCTTGGCGGTAAGTACGGCTACGGTGACGCACAGAAAGCAATCCAAGACGCATACCGCTTGTACTCACGCAGTGGGTTTGAGCGCAAGGTCACAATCCTGCCCAAGGAAGACGGCAAGAGCATCACTGCCAAAGAAAATGCAATGCCGTCCCTCGACAACTTTGACTTTGACAACGTAAAGGACAAAGACATCAAGCGTCTGCAAACTCTGTCCGAAGTTGCATCTCAAGCGGGTCAACTGAACCGCTCGATGTTCTATGACGTGTTGGAAGTCGATGGTGGCAAGTCACCCATGAAGACGCTTAACGCCGCTTCGGGTTTCATGTTCCACCACGGTGAGCGCATGAACCGTCAGGTGTCCATGATCGCCGCCTACAACCTTGAGCTTGACCGCCTGAACAAGAAGGGTGCGAAGCTAGAAGACGGCACGCTGGCTGACACGTTGTCTGCCAAAGAGAAAGAAGTTTACGCCGCCAATCAAGCGATCTACACAGCCGAGATGACCAACGGTGGTACAGCGGCGGCTTCGGCACCCCGTATTGCTCAAGGCGCTATCGGCAAGGTACTGTTCATGTTCAAACGCTACGGCGTGTCCATGTACTACATGATGTTCAAGATGACCAAGGAAGCCTTGCAAAAGCAAGACCCCGATGTCCGCAAAGCCGCCATGAAACAACTGGCTGGTATCTACGGTATGGCGGCAATCTTCTCAGGTCTGCAAGGTCTACCCATGTTCGGCATGCTTGCCATGATCTACAACATGTTTGCTGATGATGACGATGAAGACTTTGGCACTGTGGTACGTGCAAGCACTGGCGAGTTGGCGTACAAAGGTTTGGTCAACTACATGACCAACCTTGACATTGCCTCACGCACTGGCTTGGGTGATCTGATCTTCCGCGACAACAAGATGTCGTCAGGTTCTGCATCAATGGCTGAGTCGGTTGCTGAAATGCTTGGTGGCCCCGCATACGGTATCGCAACAAAAATCAAGCGTGGTTCTGACATGATCCGCGATGGTGAAGTCGAGCGCGGCATTGAAACAATGTTGCCATCAGGTGTTGGTAATGTGATGCGCGGTATCCGTATCGGCACCGAGGGTGCGAATACTCTGCGTGGTGACCCAATCACAGGGGACGTGAACGCATGGAACGCTTTCGCTCAAATGTTTGGCTTTGCCCCTGCGGATTACACGAAGCAACTTGAGATCAACGCACGTCTCAAAGGTATCGACAAGAGCGTAAACGATCAGAAAACCAAACTGCTTCGCCAGTACTACACCGCCCAACGGACGTACGACATTGACGGTATGCAGGATATGCGTGAGAAGCTGGACAAGTTGTACAGTAAACATCCGGGTCTTGGTAACGTGAGTGAGTCGATCTCCCGCTCGATGGCTCAACATGAACGTACAACCCAAAAGATGTATCACGGTATCACGCTCAGTCCAAAGCTCAGGAGTGAGTTGGACGAGTTGGCTCGGGACTTGGAAGACTGAGAAAAAACTCCCCGCACGAGGCGGGGAGGTTAACTTCTCTTGTGAAGGAGAGAGGAGATGAAACGGCGGCAACTGCAATCACCACCACCTCCACTGTATCACATGACTCTCCAAAAACGAACCCCCAATTTCCCTGCCTCAATCCGCTCGGCGTGAACAAGCCGAATTTCTCGCAAGTCTGCTTCCCGTTGCATCTGTCTGATAAGTTTTGATAGGTTTATTGCAGGTATAAACACCGATGCACCTACGGGAAACAGGCTCCAGCGTACCTTGATCTCAACCCCATCAGGGTTGATCGGCTTGCTGTAAGGCTGGGGAAAGACTGGTTGAGACATGTGCCGCCGCCAAAGTTTGCTCGACTTCATCCGACATGAACTCGGAACAATCAATCACCAACGTATCACTCGGAGGTAAGTTCATGTGTGTTCCTTTACCCATGCGAATCTTCTTCACCACGGCGCGAGTCTGACCCGTCTTCAAACTCTCAACGAACGTCTGATAGTTGATCTGCTGTTTACTGCACCACTCACGCAGTGGCTTGGGTAGTAGATACATCTTCTTGATGTCGTACTCATACCGAGCGACCAAATGGATGCGCGGTGACGCATCGGGAATGATCAGGTGCTCCAGTGCATCGGTGCCTGTACGTGCATCATCAGTACTCTTGATACGCAGGATGTTGTTGTAGTTCTCAGCGAGGTAACTCGTCAAGGTGTCCTCAAGGGTGCCGCTCATATTTTCAATCTCCGTTTTTGCTTTTTCAATTACCTTGATCAACCAAGTCACGATGTCCGACACCTTGAACTTGATCAGACCAATCTTCTTTGCAATCAACAGCCCAGTGATTGCCGATGCCGCCTGAACAGACCAAAACCTGTGTGGCTGTGATAGCCCTGCCGCTATGTCAATACGCTCTTGTGTTTGCAGAAAGAGCGAACGGCACTCATCCATGTTGGCAAGCACGTACTGCATGAACGGAACGCAAGCGTGTCCGTAGTGCGCGTACAAGTTGCGGCTCAACACATCTGTCTCGGCCTTGGTGTCGAAGTGAAACTTCTGTGCCTCATACTCCAACACGCGAGTTGCCTCTGCCTTGGGTATTGCCTTGTACATACGAACACGTGCTAACAGACTTGTGTTACCTGTGCTGCAAGCATTTGTGTGCCATGTCTCACCACGAACACGTTCTTTGTTGGCGTTTTGGCTTTGCCGATTCCTCTGCATACCGCCAGTCAGTTGGTACAAGAAGTCACTTGCTTCCTTGGGGTTGACGTTGGTCATCTCATCAATTGGCAAGAAGATGTTCTTGTACACCTCGGCGCGGTTCATCTTCGACGCATGCGTATCAACTTCACGCAACAGGATCAGTTCAGGATTGCCCCAAATACTTGCACCTGCCATCATCGCTGTGGTCTTGCCGAGTCCGGGGTCTTGGCTGTACACGTGAAAGAGTGAGGCGCACTGCGGCACAAACGCCATGAACGGAGAACCGAACGACAGACCAATGATGTACTGGTGCAACTCCATACCTTCACGGTTGTAGAAGTCCATGATCTCAGTCCAACCTGTCATCGTGCCCTTGTTTTGAAACATCGGGAACATGCTGACCGTAGAGTTTGCAGGTGGGTTGTGATCCACTCGGTCGGCGCGAATCTCTTTGCTACCAACCACAAAGGCCGACAGCAGTTCATCAGTCCAACCAAATTGTCGCCGTGCCTCATCTGCCTGTGTGGTTGATTGAAGTTTGTTGACCCACGAAGCTGTATATGACATAAGTTCTTCCATTTTGATTACGGCAACGCCATGCGCCGCCATGTATTTGCGAAACTCGTCCTTACTCAGGATCGACGCCAATGGAACGGTGAACTCCCGCACCCCGTCCTTGGGGAGGTGCAGACGCATCACGACAGCTTCACCCACATCAGGGTCACGCAGTCGGCGCACAACGTAGAAGTCGTTGTGGTAAATCGGCACCTCTATGGGGTCACCTTCCTTGTTCTTCATACGCTTGAAAATACCGCCAGCTTTGCCGCGAAAGAAAGGCTCGGGATATTTTGGTATCACGTACGTTTGTTTGGGCACCTCGATGTTCTCGGGAACATCTTCTACAATGTTGTCTTCCTCGGTGGCTTCCAGAACCTCACGTCCAAGTACGATTGGTGACTTTATCTTTCCACGATGTTTGCAGTTGTCGCACACATCAGGATTGAACTCATTGAACTTGTCGCACGTATATGGCCCTTTGATCCATTCGACTTTTTGCTGTGTCGCTCTACGGTCGTAGTCAGGATGCCCCGAGGAAATTTTGGTGATTGCTTTTTCGGCATCCACACAGAACTTCGCAATGGACAGGCCCGCCCTCCACATAGGTTCACTCAGGGTAGCTTGTTCCTGTATGACCTTCTGAATCTGTGCACAGCCGCGCCCTGCGGCAGTCTTCTGCACAATCAGCTTAAATGAGTTTGAGAAACTACCTGCCAGTGCGTTGGTCACATCGTCCATGACCTTCGGCACAAAGTTCCGTGCGGTGACGGGCACCTCACCCATCAATGACTTGAACGCTTCAAACTCAACAGGCTTAGAAATCTCGCCGAGTATGACCACATCAAGCGGTGGATCACCCTTGAAGTTGAAAGTGTTGGGCACCCTTAACACACGTGCCACGTCTGCCGTGACAGATGGATCGGCTTCCATACCATGCAGTTTGCACAGGGCTTTGAGTTGCTCTGCAACAGGCACCCATGCGTCTGCTGTGATTGCCTCGGTCAAAGGCCAATACACGTGCACACCCCTACCCGAGTTAACCATTGTTGGTCTTGGGAGTTTGGCGCTTTTACAGAAATCGCGCAGTGCCGCAATAGCTGTTTGTTGGTCAGGGTAGTCCTTCTCAGGGCCGCAGTCTATGTCGAGGAAGAACGCTTTAAGTTGTTTTGCGTTGTCGCCTTTACGTGACTCCCCGGTTTCGTACGTAGCTAGTGCAAAGTAGGCATCGTATCCATTACGTGCCATGTCCTCTGCAACTGAACTCGCTGTCTCCAGTGATGGGTAAAACTTCTGAATCTTCTTATCTTGCTTTGCGCCGAAAATGCAGTAGTAACCCTCTCCACTCAGGACTGTGTTCAAAAATTCTTGTGTTTGCATGACCGCCTTCTGAAGTGGAGTGAAAGAAAAAAGAGGGGATGGGAGCGACCCATCCCCACGTCAAAGATCAGTCGTCCCAACCGTCAACCAAATCCGTCAGCGCAGGGGCTGACGTGGCGGCGGGGGTAGACTTCTTCTCAACCTTCTTTGGTTCTTCCACTTCTTCAGCAACAACTTTCTCAGCCTTCGGTACGGGCTTCGGAGCAGGAGCGGCGACTGGTGCAGGTGCGGCACTATCTTTAGGCTTGATCACCACAGTCAGCTTGATGGCTTCATCAGCCTCGGCGCTATTGCGAGTTGCCTCGACATCGTGATACTCGTCTTCAGTAATAGGACGCACAGGCTTGAACACCAACTTGGGTGTTGGGGATGCCGTGTCAAAACGCATCTCAGTGATCACACCTGCGACAGGTGTGTTGTGTGCTTTCAAGTGGCGACCGTACGCTTGCAGAGGGAGCTTGCCCTTCTCGCCATCACCGAACACAGATGTTGCAGGGCAGATGACTTGATAGACTTCGCGCTTGGATGTTTCGCCTTCGATCAACACAGCAATGCGTTGGCTGAAGCGGCATGCACGACCATCGCCTTGGGATGCAGAACCCTTGACGTTTTGTGCGCAGTCCATGCACTTGGAGGCTTGCTTCTGATCGGCGGGTACTGATGTATCAGGCGTTTGGTTGTTGCTTGACCAACATGTTGGTGAAGCGTTTTGACCTTCAACATACGCACCTGCAAAATATGTGCGGTGCACACTCGGTGCGGCTTTGATGATGATCACGCCGATGGCGCGTTCTTCGCTCGTGCGCACTTCTTTGTTGCCAAGCATCTCGCGGAACACGCCGCCTTTGATGCTGATCTTGCGTTGGCCTACTTCGCCACCTGCCAGTGAGGAGGTGGTGTCATCTTCTTGCAGGTTCTTCAGGTAGCTGGGAAGTCCAGTTTTAAACAGGGTAAGTTCGCTCATCTCATTCTCCTTAGACATCTTGGTCGGGGTTAAAGTTCAGTTCCAACTGCACGGGCGCAGTCAGTTCGGCAATAGTCGTGGCAGGTGCCTCGACAGGTGCGGGGGCTTCGTCAGCAGACACACGGCGCAGAGCCGCATCCACGTCAGCGATCTTGAATCGGTACGTGTTGCCTAACTTCAGAAAATCAGTGGATGTCAGCTTGTTCGTACGAATCCACGCACGGACGGTTGACACCGACACCGAGTAGTACTTGGCTACATCTTCGATGGAGACGTATTGGTCGTTCATCATTCTTTCCTCACAGTTATGGTGTACTCACTGTCCACGTTGAGTCCGGGCGGCAGTAAGTCGGGATGCTCCTCAAGAAACTGTTGGATGTTGCCTTGGTGGAGCCGCTTCTCGTACAACTCGGGCACTTGGTGCTCAAGGACGAATTTGCCCATCGCTTCCCAATTGTTCGTGGTGTACCGCTTCTTGATACTGCGGTAGAACAGTCCCTCGGTAGTGCGAACACTCTCAATGTTCTGATCCTTACAGTATGCAAGCAAAGCCGCCTTCACCTGATCCATCTGCGTGTCGATTTTTTTGACTTGCGCTTCAAGGTCAACTTTGGCGGTCTTCATTTTCAAATAAACCCGCACCAGCTTCTCAGCGGGTATAGGGGTAATTGCAGTTTCCTCTGTCATTTCATCTCTCCGGTTGGTTGTAGGAACTCTCAGTATATCTCAATTTTTATGTTAGTCAAGCAATTGTTTGTAAAGATCAACAATTTGTGTGTGAACGTCGTTTTTAGTGTCTAACATTGTGTAAACATGTTTTTCTGCGTTAGACCCCATCAGGCGGATCACAACCGATGGATGGCGTTGCCCAGCACGATGTACACGTGCGTTTGCTTGGGCGTAGGTTTCCAGCGAGGATGTCGGCCCCCACCACACCACCGTGTCGGCGGCTGTGAGCGTCACGCCGTGGGCGGCAGATTGCGGCTGAATCACAAGAACCCGAGGTTCCGGTGTCTCTTGGAACTGCTTGAAAATCTCGGTGCGTCTGACGGCAGACACATCTCCACGGATGACTTCACAGGTGATCCCGTCCTCGCGTAGCTTGGCGGTAATCAGGTCAATGGCATGCTTGAACGGCACAAACACCAGCACCTTTTGGTTGGCCTCGTCAATAACTTCTTTGAGCACGGCGTAGCGGTTCTTGATGTCGAACTCCACCACCTCCTTGGTGTCCGAATACACCGCGCCACAACTGATTTGTAAGAGTTTGGACAGGTTCACGGCGGCGTTGACTGCGGTGATCTCCTCCCCTGCGGCTTCCATGACCATGCGGTTCTTCATCAGGTTGTAGAACTTCTGCTGTTGCTTGGTCAGCACCACCTCGCGGTTGACGTACGTCATCTCAGGTAGGTCAAGGCACTCGTCCTTGGTGAAACGGATTGCAGGTTGCAGGGCGTTGAACACCGTCTCCAGTGCGCTTGGCTTGGGTACCCACTTGAACTGCGTGACCTTGTACATCACCATGTCTTTGAATGATCCAAAGAATTTGGGCACACCGAGGGGGTTGACAAGTTTGGCAAGACCGTATGCGTCCACAGGGGATTGAGCGGCAGGGGTGCCAGTCAGCATCCACAACCATGTATCGGGCTTGACCAAACCGTTGAGCACCTTCCAACGATTTGTTTGGGCGTTCTTGTAAGCGTTCGCCTCGTCCACCACAATCAGGTCGAACCCACCCTTGTCGATGGCATCAGCCACCACCTCGACACCATCGAAGTTGATGATGACAAACTCAGCTTGGGATTCAATGACTGCTCGGCGTTTCTCAGCGGAGCCGTGTGCGATGTCTACGGAGCGGTGCATGGCGAACTTGAACAGGTCAGCCCTCCACGCAGAGTCCATGATTGATAGGGGGCAGATGACCAGTACGCGCTTGATGCGCCCCTGCTTCATCAGGTAGTCAGCCGCCCAAATGACTGAGCCAGTTTTGCCAGTGCCCTGCTCATTGAGGCAGAAGGCCCGTTTGTTTAAAGTGAGGAACGCAGAAGTTGTTTTCTGGTGATCGAATGGCTTGTACAACCCGGGCCACGCGTAGCTACGTAGGATTGGTGAAGGAACATTTTTGATCTTCAGGTTCTTCAAGACTTGCGCCTCGTCCAAACCCCAATGCACCAACACGTTGTGCTCACCCATCACGCGACTCTTGGGTATGACTGCTGTGACCTTTTCGGGGTCGCGCAGTTTCAACAAGAGTGCCTTGTTTTCAATGATTTCCATACCGTTTCATCTTCTCGTTATAAATGCAAAATAGGCAGAAAGCGGTGTCCGCAATCTGCTCTATCTCAGGGGCATCGTCTTGGATTCAAACCAAGCAACCTAGTCTTGTCGATCTGTGTGTACTCACCACACCGCCGATGCCGAAATTCCAATATAACAACCCTTGCAGGGGCTGTCAATTAGGGTTTTTTCCCACCCTTTTCTCTCACGCTGTGACCATTACGGGCACGATTCTTGGCGGGTGTGATTATACGGATGCCGTCTTTGTTTGAGCCGCCCTTGGCAAGCATCTTCACGTGGTCAATGTCCTTGCCCTCGCGCTTGTCGGCCTTCCCGTTCTTGTTCAGATCGGGGAAACTGGCATCAACTTTCCTTCGGGCGCGTTGACGCTCCATCCGGTCAGGTAGTTCGCCCCGCGCTTTTTGTTTCTCGTACTCATGTTTGTACGGACGTGGTGATTTGGTGTATGGCATCATGCCCTCCCATTGTGTGAACAAGTTAACACAGGACACCACGCCTTGCACAAGCCGCTCGGCTTCGGGTTCCATGTGTCATTATCGTATGCCGCTTGCAATCTGTGGTGCTTGTGTTTCCATTTATCCCACCGCACCTCATCGGTCAGGTCAAACTGTGCCTTGGGAAACGCGTTGGCAATCACGAACAGCAGTCCCGCCTTGACCTTCTTGATCTCGGGGAAGTGTTTGAATACACACAGAGACATGAGTTCTAGTTGATCAGGGTCGGCGTACTTGGCGCTCTTGCCAGTCTTGTAGTCGATGACTCGTGCCTCACCCTTCTCGCGGTTGATGATCAGCAGGTCGGCGATACCGCGATACCACACGCGCTCGTCCTTGAAGCCGCAGGGTTCCAAGTCAGCAGTGATGCCCATCTCAAACTCGCATATCTTCTCGCCTTCGATTTGCTTGAGACTGTCCAGTGCGCCCTTGGCAAACTTGAAGTATTCGGGGATCGGGGTGCCATCTCGTATGTACAACTCGGCGGCTTCGTGGAAACGTGTGCCGTAGTTCATGGCCTCACTCTCAGGTTCCACAACGTCTTTGAGCACCCGCAAGTGAAAGTACTTTCGGGGGCACTGCTCAAAGAGCTTCATGCTACTGTATGACCATTTCATCTTCTGTTTTCTTTCATCAGGATCAGGGTGTGCTGAAGCAGTTTGGCTTCGGCAGTTATCACGGGTGATAACTCGATTGCCTGATCAAACTTGTTATCCAGTAACAGATTGTGCATGTCTTTAAGCAATGTTTCAATACGCATCATGGGTGCGGCGTAGTCAATCAGTTCAGTCATGTGTTTAACTTCCGTAATTCTTCGTCCACCAAGTTGTAGAACGCCAAGTACCCGCACCCCTCTACTTGTTTTAGGATGCGTTGATACTGTGCGTCGGATAAAGACCGCCAAGGTTTCTTGTAGATTTGGATGTCGTCATCGTCTTCAAACACCCGCATCTTTACGGGCTTGTCACCGTCTCGGTCGTCATACCCCATGCAACCTCGCTCGGCACAACCCTTGTCAACCAACAGCGCATTACGTTGTTGTGCGCGTTCAAGTTCTTCAAACGCTTCGTCTTCAGGTTCTTTAATCATCTGCTTCTCCTTTAATCTGCTTCTCTCTCAGGTAGAACTCCATTGCTACGCGGTACGGATCAAACATCGGCAACAACATGTTGTCGTTGTAGTAGTAATAGGTCGGCTTGGTTTCGTCCACTGACGTAACAACTGTGCCACCAACAATGTGGTGATACCTCGTTTTGGCCTCTCGGATTGAATAACCCTCTGCCTTTGCCACAGCCAACTTCAACTCAATACTTCCGATGGGCATACAGTTCTTTATGGTGTCGTCTTTACCGATCAGCTTGTTCATCTGCTTCTCCATAATTTGCCTCTTTCTCCATCCTTTAGCAATCACCATACGCCCTGCCATGTCCGCTCTCACAATTGACTGGCAAGCCAGCCGCCCACTCGGGAGTCCAACGCATGCACTCCTCAACGTATGCTTGTGCCTCGGCAACTTCGGCCTCGGGTACAACGCAAGCAATCGCATCGTGCACTGTCAACACCACCTTGTACTTCTTGCCGATCTTGAGCATCTGCTCCGCAATGATGCACCGTGCAATAGCTTGGCACACATTCTCGATGACCTTGCCTCCGTAGATACGTGTTCTACCGTAGCGCGTCTTATAGGAAAACTCAACACCGTTCTCGGTCTGTGCGTACTGCAAGTCGTTGTACCGCATCAGCAGTCCGCTCGGCAACTTGACCGCCTTCTCCCACGCGTCCACCATCAGCACACCTGCCTTACCCAACACACAGTTCTCGGCGCGTGACATGGCGACCAACATGTTCTGGGCCTGCTTCCATAAAGTTGTCACAGCAGGATTTGTTTTACGGTAGATGTCAATGATGCGCCGGGCCTCATCGAGTGATACCTCAACCCCAAACGTCTTTAACTGTGCTTGGAACTTGACCGCACCCATGCCGTAGCCGCATCCAAGGATTGTGGTCTTGCCCACGAACCGCTCGTCCTTTGTAATGTCAGCCTCGGGCTTGCCGTAGATAGCCGATGCCATCTTCTTGTACACGTCCTCTTTGTTGGCAAACGCTCTCACCAAATCATCTTGTCCTGACAACCACGCCAACACCCGTGCTTCAATCTGTGCAGAGTCAGCGTCAATGATCTCGTAACCCTTGGGTGCAATGATCGACATCTTCAACTTGTTCGCGTTAGCACCTCGGCTTGGTAGGTTTTGCAGGTTGATCTTGTCATCCCCACCGAACCTGCCTGTGTGTGCGGCATAGTATTTGATTGGTACGGGGAGCTTGCCACGTGATGCGATACCGATAAACCTCTGTGTACGTGTCTCCTCAAGGGTTGACTTCGTACCCAACCGTGCCGCCACCAACGCTTGTACCCTCACATCGGGATGCTCGGCAAGGGCTTTGAACTCCTCATCGTTCTTGGCAAGTGCCAGTGTTTCCTTACCAGTAGTCGGACTGATCTTCTTCGGGGCGGGTACACCCAAGGCTTCCAAGAACATGGCGAACTTCTGATTACTCATCAAATCTTCTTTGTCCATGTTCACTTCAGACAGCAGCGCTGCCTTGCGTCCCTGAACATCTGATAAGTGCTCTACCAGTAGTGTGGCATCCAACTCAAGCACGGGTTCTGTGAACATGCGAACTGTTTGGTTGATGACGTGCATCTCCTTCTTCGGGAAACCATCAGCCATCATCTTGTTGAACAACGCATAGGTCAGGTTCACATCGTTGATGCAGTAGTCACCGTACTTGGACAACTCCCAATCTTGGAAGTCGGTGCGGCGATAACCCTTAAAGTTGTTTACCTCTGTGCCCTTGGCTCCCAGCCCATAACGCTCTGTAAGTGCGGCAAGCGAACCACTCACCTCGACACCGCAGATCGCACGACCCATGCACAGTGTGTCAGCCCAAAACTTCGGACGGATGTTGAAGTGCTCGTTCAGGATGAACCCATCGAACATGGCGTTGTGTGCAAGCGCAATCGAACCAGCCCAGTCGAACGTGTTCAACCACGTGGCAAGTTCTTCGTGTGTGCCACTCGCCCACTGCGTCTCCTCGTTGTCTACCTTTACAGCCACACCGATGACGTGGAACTGTGGGTCACGTACGTACTCCTCAGTCGTCTGCTTTGCGAACCCGATGTCCGCAGAATAAAAAGTCTCAAAGTCAATCGTAATCAGTTTCATTTCTTTTCCTTCAAGTACCTATCTACTTTTTCTTGTTCAAACTTCGCATAGTGTTGCGCCGCTTCCCAAAACCCTTGCAGTGAGTCTTGGTTTATAAGCCACGCAAACATACGTATCTCCGGTGTTACTTCTGTTATGCCAGCTTCAGCGGCAAGCCTGTCTAAATTTGTTTTCAGTCGTTTAGTCATTCTGTTTCTTCTCCATCTCTGCTCTTAGTTTTGGGGCATACCGTCCAACGGATATGAGCGTGGACTTTGCTGTCAATGGGTTAAATCCGTACTCAAGGTGTTGCTTGATGTTCAAATGTGCATGGCCTAGTAAGCCGTATATCTCCACACATTCAGCGTTAAGTTGTTTTATCTCAAGTTGCAATTTCGCAATTGTGTATTTGTATTCTCTAATTTCTTCTTCGGTTGTCATTCTGTTTCTCCTCTCGCCAGTCGGCGATAACGTGCAATGTTGTTTTTCAATGACCGCCACTCAAGCACGTTCTTGGTGACGATCTGCGGCTCGGGGAACTCCGCAAACCAAATCTTGAAGTGCGCTCCGCTACGTGGCTCCACTTGCGTTACGTGGAAACCTGCCTTCTCGTACTCCTTGACCTGCTCACGTATTGCTCGTGGGATGTTCACGTACTTTCTCCTTCATTCGTTTGATCCGCTCAAGTCTTTTGTTAAGTGCCGCTATGTACACAATAAGCTCCATAGAAGAATTTACCTTGTCCCAATAGGTACCGTGGTGTGGCGGTGGTGGGTCTATGATCTGATTGTCCGCATCTTGCCTTGCCTTGGCTTCAATGACGCGCATACGTGCGTCACCTATAACTTCTTTGCAAGTGTCGATGTCAAATGACCGAGGCGTCATGGCTTGTTCTCCATCTCTTTGATCTTCTTGGACAAGATGCCGCGCACTGCGTATATGGCATCGTTGAATCCCTTGCGGTACGCATCATCCAACTCCATCTCATCACCCAACTCAAACGTGACGAACTCCACAAGAAGTTTTGCCGCGTTGACATGCTCGGCTTTGAGTCTTCCGTTGAAGTTAGTCGCTAAGTGATCCATGAACTTGACCGCACTCTCCTCAAAGTTACCCTCAAACTTCATCGTGCCACCGTTGAAGTCGATCTTGCCAATCTGCACGTTCTTCCCATCCACCGTGTTCTGAAACGTGATGTTGTAGTTAGGCTTGGACTGCGCCATGACCATCATCCTTGGGTCATTCCACCCTGTTGAATATCTGTCTTGCATGTTGATCTTCATGTTGTGTGCCGCCTCCAAAGATGTTGGGTTGACTGTCTTGTTGATGCCTGAATTCAATGCTTGCAAGTCGAGTCGCTCCATGATCTCGGCAGTCTTACGATCTGCTTCTTGGGCATGCGCATCTTCCAACTCGTGTGTCAGACGTGATAGGTCTGCTTGGTATTCTTCGTCATCCATGTCATCTCTCCGGTCACCAGTCGTTGCGATCACGCAAAACTTCTTTGAGTTTCTGCATGTAGTGAGTGCACTTACCCGCATCGAACTCGCCCTTCTTGCCTTGGCGCATCGAGTACTTAATGACGTTGCCTTTGAGGAATCCAATGAACTCCTCACGTGTTAGCACGGCTTCCATCACAGACCACGGTTGCACGCCCATGTCCTTGTAGTGGTCACCACCAATCTGCAAGTCGTCTGCACGTGTGCCGTTGAATCGCATCTCCATCGGTGTGGGTTGCTCGGTGTATTTCGGATCAATCATCTTATGCCTCTCGTCTGTTTCACAGTGAATAAAAAGTTCGTTAGAAGGGTGCTTCTTCGTAGTCATCATGCGGCTCGGCTTGCTCGGGTTTTGGAAACCTCTTTGGATCAAGTCTCGTAAAAGGCCACCACCCAATAAGTTCTTCTTGGGTGAGCGGCTCGTCACTTTCCTGCTGGTCGATCAACAGTGCTTTCATCTTGCCCATGTTGACCCCCACGCCACACCAATACAAATACCCACAGCGCACATTACCTTCACGTCTTCCCACCACAGCCAAGGCTTGCGGTGATCGCGTGATTCTTCTTCCATCTGCTTCATCACAGACAGAAACACCTTGTGGGCTTCCCCTGCGTCCTTCACAACCTCACCCTTGTAGTGCATGCCTTCTTTGTCGAGGCGCAACACTTCAGTGAACTCGTGTGACGTAATTCCAAATGTCACGTGTGGCTCGTTCATTTCTTCTCCTCTTTGTTTAATGCTGACACCACTGCTATGTAGTGCTGTGTGTTTAGCTTCTCGCCTGTCTCTTGTTCCCATGCGTGTGCGGTTCGTGCAAACGCAAGCAAGCGGTTAAGCGTTTCTTCAACCCCAAGTTCTTCGGTAATCCTTCTGATTTCGGGACTCATACAACACGCTCCCACAAGTTCTTCGGTGCACGGTGTGCGTTGGTTGATTTCTGCGGCGCGTAGCCGAGGCTTCGCACCCACCCCAACTTCTTCGCTTGAACAGCGATTGCTCCCCATGCGCGTCTATCGGGCGGCGGCTCCATGCCCATGTTTTCTGCGTACGTGCGAACATCTTCCGTCATGAACGGTTGGTGTCCAAAGTGCAACAGGTACATCTTGAAATGCGTCAGGGCTTCTTTGCTCCAATCAGGCACCACACGGTCAGCATGCGATGCCGCCGTGTTCATGCCATCGACAGCCAAGTCCCACCCGTTAGGTTGTTTCGTTTCGTTCATTTCCTCACTCCTTCAAAGTCAACTTCTTCTGAGTAGTAGCCATTGCTCTCGCCTAGCCACCGTACGTCCACCCATCCCTTGATGGTTGCGAACTTGTAGAACGTCCACACGTAAGACTCAGAGGGAACCTCCAAGTCCATACCCTCGGGCATCGTGTCGTCATAGCGCACCACCTCAACAATGTCGAGGGGCTTGCCTTCCAAGTCATCAAGGTCACCCGTGATGTCATCTATGTACACAGTCTCACAGCAGTCGTCATCGTGGTAGAACGTGAATCGGAACTCATCGTTCTCAAAGACCAACTCGGTGCGGAAGCCATCGCTGTCTTCTTTCACATATACCTTGTCAAACGTCTGCCCCTGCATGTCCTCAATGGTCGGGGTTTCATCGGTCACGACAGCCACGCACGTACGGTATTCTTCACACGCTCAAAGAACGTGGGCTTCTCGATCACTACGTGTGCAGGTGCAAGCGCAGGTGAACCATAGCGGTATGAGGGTTGAAGTGCAGGGATGGATGCTTGCATGGCGGCTTGCTTGCGCAACTCCGATTCGTTGGCAACTTCCTGAATACCGCCGAGAACTGGCATCTTGGTTTCAGCGACAGCAGGTAAGCCACCCGCCTCTGCTTTCATCTTGCTACGCACCACATACACGTAGGGCATGGGCGCACCTGTCTTCTCACCAATCTGTTTGGGTGTGAGTTTGCCCTGTGCAAACAGCTTGCGGATTTGCGCCGCCTTC